ATTTTTCCGGCCACCGGTTTGGTTCTTTTTACCCCCCCCGGGGGGGGACTTTATCCAACGCCTACGCATATGCGCTCCCCAACAATGGACACGCTGTCGCTCTTCGCTTTCCCCGTCTCGACAGTGGTTTACCACAACAGAGGCAGTGTCCAGTGGTGGTGTTCATCCCTGGGCCTCCGTTCGATCCCTCTTCGAGGCGTTGCATGAGCCGCACGTCAAACGCAGGTTCTCGCGGTCGTTGGTGCCGCCCTTGGATTTGGGAATGATGTGATCTACGTGGGGCCAGAACCTCCGATCAGTGCCCCCGGCGTCCTTCGGAATGCAAATCACGCCGCAAATCTGACAGCGGCCACCATCCCGAACCCAGATATAACCACGCAGTCCCCCATATCCCTTTTGCCGCTTAGAACCCCGCCACTTCACATCCGTGTACCCACAGCGGTAGGCATTCGGGCGGGGATTGGGCTCGTAGGTCGTGGGTGCGCCTATACGGATGTGCGGCCTGTACACTGGTGCGGCGTTCGGCACGGGTTCTGAGCCTTACATATACTGGACTCCACTCTGAGTTGCTCAATCGAGTAGACCCCAGCAAACCACGCCGCACGTCGAACCGCCAAGACCCCCTGTAACAGACCTGTTACCTACTCAGTGAAATAGCAGCGATTGCTCCCGCAGCCACCAAAGACCCAACCCCAGCGCATCGGCGATGTCCCCTCCTGCGTCCTCCACGCCCGCATACTCCGGCACCAGCGTCCGCATCGCCGCCTGCCTGGCCTCCTTCGGCACACCCCGCGTCCAATCGTTCTCCAGCACGCCGATCACCTCACATCCCTCCCGGCCGGCCGCCCAGCACTCGGCCCGGCAGGCGATCCAGCCCACGCCCACCCCATAGACCGCCAGACCCGCCCCGTGCCCGCCGTGGCGTCTGACGCCCACCTTGCCCTTCGTCCACTCCACCAGCACGACCGAGGGCCGCAGCCGATCCAACAGCGTCGCCAGGTCGTTGCCCATCGTCCGCACCCGCTCATAGCTCGCGTCCGACCGCTTCGCCGGCCAGAGCAAACCCGCCTCGATCAGCGACTGGTCCCGCCGCAGCGCGGCATAGCCGACGATCGTCGAGGAAGGGTCCAACGCGAGAATGATATTACGGTCAGCCAGCCGCACAATCTCATGCGCCTGTGATCATCTTGCGGACGTCCGGCTGGGTGCTCTCCACATAGCGGCGTTTCTCCTTGTCGTCGGCGAAACTCGCCACCATCTGGAATCGAACAGCCTCTCGGGCGCCAAGCGTCTGGCGATTCTTCGCCGTGATCGCCAGCAGCTCCTTGGCCTGCTTGACCACGTCGTTCGTCTCGTCGGCTTCCATTGCCTTCTGGAGTTTGTCCAAACACGTCAGCTCCAGCTTGCGGTATTTCTCATCGGCTTCTTTGCTCATTTCCAAACTCATCATTCATCCTTTCAAAAAAAGAGTTTTCAAATCGTGCTCTATTCGGGTCAGATCCGCTCGGTTCCACTCATATCGTCTTGTGCTCTGTTCGGGTCGGATCGGATCTCAACTGATCCTTTCACTTCGTGTCGCTTCAAATTGTGCTCTGTTCGGGTCGAAGCGAATCACCGCCGTTCGAATCAAATTGTGCTCTGTTCGGGTCGGATCTGTTCTTCTCTGTTCGTTTTCATTCAGGTTGTGCTCTGTTCGAGACGGATCAAATCAGCTCCGCTCCTCTCCACTCGACTCCCCTCGTCTCTGCTTGCGTTCTGTTCGAGACGGATCAAATCAGCTCCGCTCCACGCGGGTCAGTTTGTGCTCTTTAGATCGGTTTCCACTGCAACAATTCGCACCGCCCGAACGTGGGGCCGTAGGCCCCCAGGCCGCATCGTAGACCGGCAATCACGAACATCTCGCGCAGCTTGCTCTCATGCATTTGGTCGTCCGTCACCTGAACGCGGAAGGACACCGTCCAGGGCGTGGTCAGGATCGGGCGGCGGGTGAGGCTTCGCGACCCCATCGCGTTGATGAAGCTCCGCTCGTCGTAGTCGTCGTACGTTTCACGGGCCGGGCCGAAATAGGCCTTCTGCGGGTCCTGCTCCCCGAGCACCCAGACGCATGACTTGCAGAATTCCATGTATTCCACCCCCTTGCCCTTCTCGACGAAACTGCCCAGAATCTTGGCGGCGCCCTTGCGGTGCTTGTTGCCGATCAGCATCATGCGGATGTTGTCCGTCGGGACATAGACCCCCTTCTTGTCGATGTACATCTTCAGCGGCAGGATGTCCTTCCAGGAGTCTTTGCTCTTTTTCTTGGCCCGGCCCTGGGTGTCCTCGATGTTAAAAAACCTGTCGAACATCACGGGCACAAGGCCCTTGTATTGTGCGTTCACTTCGTACATCCGTTCATCCTTTCAAAGATGTGTCTTCGTCTGTTCTTTTCTGTCCTTTCGTACGCTACGCCTCCCGCCCCATCACCTTGTACGTCCCGCCGCAGTCGCGGCACTTTCGCCGCTGGACCCGCCCCGGCGTCGAATAGGCGTACGTCCGCAGCGACCCGCACACCGGGCAGCGGCTCTTCGTCGGGAAGGCGTATGCCCGGCCCTTGGGCTCCGGTTCCGGATTGTCACTCGGTCGATCCAGCATCACTCGTCACTCGTCGCTCGTGTCTCGTGGCTCGGGCCCCGCACAGAAGACATCCGGCAGAATCTCGACCGGAATCCCCATCTGTTGTGCAATCACGATCTCGGCCTGCACGCCGACCGATTCCTTCCAGCCGGCCAGGGGCAGGACATAGAGCTTGCGGCAGATCGACAGGATCGCCCGGTCAAACCGCTCCCAATAGCCCCAGGACTGCGATTCCCGTGTCTCGTCATCCACCACAGCCTCACAGACCGGGTGCGAGTGGCTGACCGGCGAGAATACCAGCTCGCTGCGCATCACCATCAGCCTCGCCGCGGCCCGGTTCGCCACCATAAATCGCTCGAATCGAACCGTCCGCTTCGGGTGCGAGTACGGGCAAGCCAGATAGACCAGCGGCCGTTCGAAAAGGGTCATCTCAGGTGTCGGTTCGACCACCACCAGGCGCCTCTCGCAACTGTTGTTTGCGAGGACCCACTTCAGGAGATCATTGCTGGCGATGGCCGTCATCGTGGCCGTGGCGTCCTTGCCTGCTTCCATCTCGATGTGCACCCCCGTACACTGGGGCGGTAGGTAGCCCAATCTCTTCAATTCGTCGAGGATTTCCTGGTTCATGGCCTCCGTCCTTTCTCTGGCGGCTCGGGGTTCAGCCAGTGCGTGACACTCGTCGCCAGGCATTCGACGGACGGCACGAACCCCTGCGTCTGCCAGCCCCACTTGGGGTAGTAGCGGGCGCAGCACCAGTGCCGCCCGCCCACCGCCACGGCGGCCCGGTTCCACACCAGCACCTCTCTGCCGGTCTCCGGCAAGCCGTCTTTCACGCTGATCCAATTCATCTTCGGTTGTCTCCTTTCTCCGTGCTCCCCGTGTTTCACGGCATCGACGCCAGAATCCCCGGCACGATCTTCGCCCGGGCTAGGCCGCCCGGGTTCCTGGGGCGACGGCCGGACCGCAGCTTCTTCCGCACGTCCCGCACGCATCGCTCTGCGAACTCTCCACGCTGTCCCACCGGCAGGGCCGGCTCCACCTCCTCGACCCAGTAGTGCACCCACACGCCGACATCGCCCTTGACCGCATCCGGCGCCGCCGTCAGGTCCTGTGGGGACTGATGCCCGGTGATCGCCTCGTACATCGCCCGGCCGAAGACCACCGCCGCAGGATTGGACCAGCCGAGCGAATCGCCGAGGCGATGGACATCGGAAACTGACGGGGGCCGGGGATTGCGATGGCGGCCTCTCACGCCCCCTGTGGTGCGAGGAGACCCGCCCCCGGCCCCGTGGTCAGATTTGGGCAGGCTTGCAGGTTCTGTGCTCTCTGGCTGTGCCTGTGGCCTTGGCTGTGACTTGCTTGCTGTGACTTGCTTGCTGTGCTTGGCTTGTTCTGCTTGCTCTTGCTCTTGTTCTGCTTGCTCTTGCTCTTGTTCTGCTTGCTCTTGCTCTGCTTGCTCTGGCTCTTGGCCCTTGGGGCCAGAATCTGGAATCTGGATAGCGCTCGCGCTGCGGGAAGAGCTCTGGGAAACTGCGGCCATAACAGATTCTTGTTCTTGCTCTGCTTGCTCTGCTCTGCTTGCCCCTTGTTCTTCCCCCCTCTTACTCCCCCCCTCTCTTTCCCCAGAATCGCCCTGCGTCGCTCGCCGCCCGTCGCGTTTTCGCATCGGCCGCCAGTCCTTGACAGCCAGCATCTCGTCGTGCGTCAGGTAGCACGCCAGGCCCTCGTCGATCATCCACGCCACGCCCGCCTGCACCTCCGCCAGCGGCATGCCCCACTCCAGGTGCATCCGCAGCGGATCGCCCCAGACGATCCCCCAGTCGTCCGCCTGGGCCGCCCGCAGCCACAGCGTCACGGCGAACGCCCGCTGCGCATCGGTCGCCCGCCGCCAGAACCCCTTGCCGAGGAGATCGAGACAGAGCGGGATGAACGGTGGATTCGCCCGGTCATGACGCCAGACCGCCCACGGCCCCCGCGCATTGACCACCGCCAGCCAGGGCGTGTCCAGCCGCCGATGCGGATCCGCCGGCCACGGGAACCGATGCCCCCGCTCGTCCGTCACCGCCGCCGCCCGTGATGTCTGTGCCTGTGGCTCGGACCGCCCGCATGTAGAGCGCGGGCGCCGGGCCTTGCCTGCCTTGGCCATACCCCTGCCATCCCAGTGTCATTGACTATGTACGATTGACGATCTGCCGTCTGTCCGCGGGCCCCCGGCCCGGGCCCCGTCGTCAGCCGTCGCCCGTCCACTGCCTGATCCGCAGCGGATGCACTATGGCCTCATTGCATGGTTGATACTCCACCCGTGGGGCGGCACGGGCGGGTAATTCCACCCGCTCGACGATCGTCCTGTCGATCAGCAGCCACCAGATTGGGAAGACAATGATCATCTACAGTTTCACCACAGAGACACAGAGGTCACGGAGAACTCATGAAATTGACTCACTTGACCCACCACTCTCTCATGCGTCCACCCTGGGCCGATGTCCGCTGCCCGGGCAGCGATTGTCCTTGTCGCCGCGGCCGGCTCGATAGTCCACGCCGTCACCATCGTGCGGGAACAGGCCGACCCCCGTCACCGTGTGCTCCGTCCCGCACTCGGGACAGATCGCCCGGGGATTGCTCCGGTATCGCTGCCGTTTGTCTACCACGCCCGCCCGGATCGCGCCATCCGGCGGGGTGGCCTTGCGGATCTTGTAGTCGTTGCACAGGTCACCCGGCTTGACCAACTTGCGGCGGTTCGGGCCCGTCCGCGAATCGCATAATTGCCTCGCCGAGCCCTTGATCTCCGTCCCCCTCGCGCACGTGTCGCAGCAGGGTGTCGGCACAGTGTCCCCGGCCGCAGCCGGCGGTTCCAGCAAGGCCGGGTCGGCCCTCGCCTCGGCCGGCGGCTCCACCTCGCGGACGGGCTCCCGTGCGGCCGACGGCTCCGTGTCGGACAGGTCCACCATGATAAATTCGCCCTTCCAGGCCGCCGCGTATCGGACGGTTTTATCCCGCAGGATGCCCCACTCCCCCAGGACTGTACGCCGCGTCCCAACCCTCGCCTGCATGCCTTTTTTCTCCTGGGGCCGACAGATCGCGATCGTACCCTCCGCATCCGCCGCCACGGGCGTCAGCCTCAGATAGCGGCTGGCGTCGTATTCCACCCGCATCCGCCGTGCGGCGGCCGGCAGCTCGGCCGTCAGGTCCGGCGACAGGGACATCGTCCCGCAGGCCTGGATCGTGACGTACCGGCCCGCGATCCGCCGACTGCCCGTCGCCATGGTAGGGTAGAGCAGCCAGGTCGAGGGGGTTTCCGTTTTGCTGTTTGTGTTCTGTGCGCTCATTGATTTCTCCCGTGTCTCACTATGCCTTTCGTCATGGCGTTGCTCCGAATAGGGCAAGCTGACCCGCCTTGGTCTCTGCCGCCGGCACGCCCGTCTCGACGGCAGCGAGCCTCGTTGTCTTTGCCATTTCGACGTACTTCGGGTTCCGCTCGATCATCACGTAATCACGGTGCTCCTGCGCGGCGACCATGCCGGTTGTCCCGCTGCCGCCGAAAGGGTCCAGGACCACACAAGGCACCGGATCACCAGCATTGCACGAGCAGGATGGCTCCCAGCCAATGGTTGTGGACTCCGTCACATGCCTGCCCGGATCTCGATTGCCGACCTCGGAAGTGTCCCGGTATGTGGCCTCAGTCCGCCCTTCCCGATGAATCGTTCCATGCGCACCGGGAGTAACGTCCCAACCTCCAGGCACTTTGATCTTTGTCTTTTCACCCGGCCCGGTCGCTACCCTGGTCTTGTCGAGCACCCGCTCCCACGGTGCCCCACACTTAGGGCAGCAGCCCTTGGCACTGGTCCCGGCCCGGATGCACGGGCGGACCAACTCAGGCGGGAAGGTCGCGAAGTGGGCCTCCTTGAACGGGGCCGTCGGAACTGTCCAGACGGAACGCTTGTTGCGACCAGAAGGATTGTAGAGTCGGACTTGGACCCCGCGTCGGCTGAATTGTCGCCCCTCGACCATATCTCTGTCAGTCGTCTGGTACTCGTTGTAAACTTCCGATTCTCCGTGCCCTCTATCTGGTTCTGCGTGCGGTTCCCGAATTGCGTCATTATCGTAGAAGTACCGCGGCGACTTGGTCAGCAGGAAGATGTACTCGTGGGCCTTCGTGCAGCGATCAGAGACGCTCTCCGGCATCGGGTTGGGCTTGTGCCAGATGATGTCCTGCCGCAAGTACCACCCGTCCGCCTGCAACGCGAAGGCCACACACCACGGGATGCCGACGAGGTCCTTGGGCTTGAGGCCGGGAGGAGTTTGTGGTCTGGTGTTCTTTCTTCTCTCCGCGTCTTGTGCATCAAGCCGAGCATGACGGATTAGTGTGGAAGTAGCGGAATTGCCAGCCATCCGAGTGCCTGGGGCCGTCGAGCAGTAGGAGTCTGCCAGATTCAGCCACAGCGTGCCATCGTCCCGTAGGACGCGGCGGACCTCGCGGAAAATCGTGACGGTGTGCTCGACGAACAAAGTGGGCGTCGGCTCCAGGCCGTAGCTGCCCCGCCACGCTCCGCACTTGGAGCAGAACTCGCCACTGCTTCTTGTACTCTGGTTCTCTATGCTATGCTTGGCCCCGCCTCCCTTATTGCCAGGCGCTACGTCCACATGCTGATTGTCCCTTTGTCTTCCGGGTAGTTCTTCACCCCATTCATGCTCGCACGCCATCCACTGATCCGAGGCCGCCTGCGGCGAGGCCCACACGCTCGGCTCGATCCCGTAGTCGCGAAGACCCCAGTAGGGCGGGCTCGTAACGACGCAATGCACGCTGTTATCCGGCCACTCCCGCATGACCTCCAGGCAGTCCCCCGCGATGATCGTATTGATCGGCAATCCGTTGCTCATTGCAAATCCGCCTCGATCACCTCGCACAAATCCTCCACGGTGCGGATGGGCTTGGGCTTGTCCCATGCGGATAGCGTCACCTCACACGTTCCTTTCCCCCGTTTGGCATCGTACCACCACCAATTCAGCCAATCGTATTTGTCGCCTACGCGGGCTGACAGGGACGTTGTGTACGCCTCGTGGAGTCTCCATGCGGCCAGCAGGATCGGGCATCGCTCCAGGTCCTCGATACCGAGCAAACTGGTGAAATTCTCAGCCGCCTCGTCCAAGGCGAGACTTGCGTCACGCCACTCGGTCAGTAGCTTCAAGCGTTCTTCGTGGGTCACGTCACTTGCTCCTTATGCCCGGATGCCGTGGCGGAACAAGAAATCCGTCAGCTTCCTGGCACTGTCGTATTCGCCCGCGTTGTACATACTCGTGAGAAACGCCTGCTCCTCCTCATAGTCCGCAGGCAGGAGCCGCATCCTCAGCCCCCACACGATCTCGGGCAGGTTGCACGCGAGGACAGTAAAGCACTCACCCTCCGGATCATCGCCACACGCGGTTGCCATGATGTCACACACTCGGGTGTACAGGGTGTCCCACGCTTGCTGCTTTGTCTTACGCTTCATCGGTCAGTCTCCTTCTCGGGGTTCAGGGCATCAGCAAGCCGCTCCGCAGTCCGTTTCCAACTATCTCCCACAGCCTCAGCCACACACAACCTGCCGACGATTTCGCCGTAGCTCTTGTGTTGGGCTTCCGACTGTTCCTTCATACGCTCGTTCTCCTGCCGGAGCTTGGCGATCTGGTCATTGGCGGCGGCGAGGGCTTTGCGTAGTTTGCACAACGCCATAACAGCAGCATCGTACAGGGGTTCCACTTCCTCTCTACGGCACCGCTCCCGCTCGGCCTTCACGGCATCTTCATGGGCCTGCTGGAGCTTGGCGATCTGATCGTTGGCGGCGGCGAGGTGCGAGCGGCTGTTGACCCAGGTGGGCTCGATCTGCTGGAGCTTGGCGTTCTGCTCGTTGGCGGCGGCGAGAGCCTGCTCATAGTCACACGTCCTCACGTATGTATCTTTGGTATCGCGGGCTTCGTTCATATAGCCCACAGGACTATCGTACATCTGAATCTGCTCACTCATTTTGCCTCCCATTCTGCTTCGTCTCCAGGGCGGCTATGGGGTTACTGGATTGGACCTCACCAACGCTGGCACGAATTTGGAGCGCGTCGTGGGCAGCTTTCAGCACCTTGTCAATCGGGCCACGAAAATGCATGTGTGCCGAACAGACTACGTCGCCAATCGCGTCCCATAACGGCTCCACTTCCTCCCTCCGGCACCGCTCCCGCTCAGCCCTCGTGGCATCCTCGCGGGCCTGCTGGAGTTGGGCGGCGTGGTCGGAGAGCTTGACTACCTCTTCTGCCGTGTCGGCTTTGCCCATGTGTCCGAAAAGCATGGTGTATTTCTGGATCTGTTCACTCATCGTCTCTGCCTCCATCCACCAGCCCGAGGGCGACCAGGGCACACGCTGCTTGCTGCTCAGGAGTAGCTACCAACCATACCATCACTGTGTCGCCGTCAGCATCAACGAGCTTACGCAACGTGTCGAGAAATGCTTTGTACCACTGGTATGAGTGGATCGTGATAAGCTCACTTGTTAGCCTAGCCGCGATGACCTCCATCGGGCGAAGGTCTGGATCTGGGATGGGACATGGCGTTTTGCCTTCGTACACGTCCACGTAATCACCGTGCTCTTCCATTGGTAGCTGCAAATGGCACTTGAAGCACCTGCCTAAAACGGGTGCTCCACAAGCCAGATGATTCCACGGCCCCGGATGCAACACCCCTCCCGCGATCTGCCGCAGAAGATTCTCGTCGGCCAGGACTTGCTTGATTGTCGGCGTCTTCTCACTCATAATCCGTTCCATATCTGGGTCCTCCGCATCTTCTTCCGGAACTGCCAAGCCCGCTGCCGGATACGGACGGGTTGTCCATTGTCCTCGATGAAATCGCCCAGGGGGTCCCGCGCCGTGCGATGGCTGAGCAACCATCCCCGAAACTCCGGCTCGTGGCGAAGCACCGCGACGTAGGGCATCAGGGCATCCGGGACAGGCCCCAGTCCCGGCGGCTGGTTTGCAGCCGCCAGGGCCAGGAACATGCTGAACCAGATCGCCGTCATTTCGGCTGACCTCCGCAGAGGGCAGGACTACGATTTTTAGGTACGCTCAATACCGCGAATGTGCCCTTGCGGGTGATCGGCGTCTGATTCGCCGCAGGTTGGTCCGCGAGCGTCATGGTTACATAGGTCACGCCCGGTGCCGACGACACGCCTGTCACGCTGTAGGTCCCGTCGGCGTTGGCCGTCAAGACGCCTGTGTCAGAGGTCAGTGTCATCGCGTCGCCGTCCGGGTCACAGTACCACCGATCCCACGTCCAGGGCGACCCGGCCACGGCAAACATCCAGCCGAGACAGCACATCCGCTGCTCGTAGGGATCGACGGCGATCCGGTTCGGATCGAGGGCCACAGGGCACTCAGAGATGTCCACGAAAACCTGCTCCGGACAGACCGGCTCCGACTGCCCGAAGAGCAAGGGCGCCAGGAGCCCGGCAACACAACACAACACAATCATTTGACATCGTTTCGAGTTCATTGCATTCCTTTCCCTACAGGTTCTTTCCATCAACCGATTTTTCCGAGCATGTCACGATCCCTCGCCCAGTCCAGCCACCGGCGGGCCAGGGCCAGGTCATCCGGCGCCACGAACGCATACTCCGGCAGGGAGAGGCTGAATATCCCCCGCTGCCCCCGCACGTCCACCGGATTGAGCACGATCCGACCCGGATGAAACACCCAGGCCATCGCCCCCTCGTAGACCGGACAGCCCGCCGCCCGCTCATCTTCGACGGTCATCGCCCGACAGTGCATCAGAAACACGATGCACAGCGCCTTGCCCGCCGGGCCCTGGCCTCGCGGCAGGCGACTCGAGCAGATCGCCAGTGGCCCGCGATAGGCGGTGTACCACGTCCGCGTCTCGATAGTCTTGGCGCCCGAGGCGATCCGATCCGCCCACGGCTGCTTGATTGTCAAGGCCGGAATCAACATCACGGCAACCCGTCCCGGTTTCCGGGCCGCAGCCACCGGACCAGCCACGCCCACACCAGCAGCAGGCCATAGACCGGCAACGCCAGGATCTTGACGATTCTCATATGTGTCCTCCGCATAACCCGCGACAGCAGGACCAGGGAAAACAGACCCGCCAGCGACAGACCCAGACCCGTCACGCCTTGGCGGGCAGTCCACGAATCGCCCGGATCACGTTCTCGATGGTCAAGGGGTCGATATTCTGCTTCGCGAGCTGCTCCGTGATCAGGGCCCCCAGCTTCGACCACTGCTCCGGATTGGACTTTTTGAACGATTCCAGCGCCGTCACGGTCGCCGCCGTCGCCGCGTGGTATTGCTCCGCCTTGGTCTTGGCCGCCGTCAGCGTCGGCTTGATCTTCGACCAGGCCCCGAGGATCCCCACGGCGATCCCCGCCAGGATCGTCCCAACCGTCCCGAAAAAACTGCCGAAGCTGGCCACTCCCTGAGCTGCCACCTCCGCGCCGACGACGATGGGCGAGTTCGGGTCCAGGGCGACATGCTCGACCCCGTTCGGGTCAACCGTAGTCACGCAACCGCCGATGGGGATGATTACCATGACAAACAGAATCCAAAAAAACATCCTTGCTCTCATTGCAGACTCCTTTCAATAGATGGTTTGAAGTGTCAAGTTTGAAGTGTGAAGTTCTCTGTGTCCTCTGTGTCTTCGACCCGTCGCCCCAGATGCTTCTACCGATGTTGGCCCCACGCCTTGGGCGCTTCCAAGGGCCAATCCAGAGCCCGGACCGATTCCATGTACACGGTCTTCCCGGACATCTGCACCGGGAACGCCTTGTGGTGCCATCCCTGGACGCCGTCCGGACAGTCGCCGAGTGCCTCCAGGAGTACGTAACAGTGCGTTTGATCATCTTCTATGACGATCCGGATCTCGCGGAAGTTGTAGCCCGCACCTGCCATGTCTGCCCCTTTCATCTCTTTGGTGGTTCGTTAACACTGACCATTACGCTCTTCTCTGTGTCCTCTGTGCCTCTGTGGTGATCCCACTCTTCCGGGATCGGCGTCGCGCACATCTCTCACTCGTCTGTCTGATATGCTTGATGTCAGCTTTACGAATCTCTGAGCCCGAGGGCCACGCCAGTAGTCTTCTATAGTGACCTCGTCATAATCTCTCCTGTTGACAGCACCCATCGACAAGAGTTTGTCAATATTCAGAGCCTCCAATCGCTCGGCTATCCACACGGCAGTCGATGATCGCATTGTCAAGATAGTGTCAAGAAGCCATTCACGCTGTTTTGCACTCAGTCTGTGCACATCGTCCAGCAAAAGCACGACGCGGTCTGCGATTGGGTTACGCTCGAAAAGAGGCGGCTGACTACCAAGCATCTGCAAAGCTACAAGTGAATCATGTCCCGGAAGGCCGGCTTGCGAAAGCGGCGCGAGACTGTCGAGGGCATCACATATATCGCGTTCCAGACCCTGGGCCCATTCGTGGAGAGACTTCCCGCCGAGGTCGGAAGGCATGTCATGAATGGAAGTGGTCGCGCCCTGTTGTGCCAGAGAGACACTGGTCAGGCAAGCAGGGTACTCCCTTTGTTTCAGTTCTAGAACGCTCCGCAACGTCGCAAGCATAATCCTGGCGTTGAGCAGTGAAAGAAACAGACGTTTCTTATTCACGTCCTCTATGTTCAGATCGTCAAGCATTGCGAAACTATGCGCACAACTCAAGAACACGCCTAAGACGTGAGGACCATCGTCACCTATCGCGTCCAACGCGGTCATTCTTTTGAAGAGGTCCTTCATGTGTTCCCGTGTTCTCATTGTATATATGGTTCGAAGCGACGCAGGAGTGAACAGTCTGAGAATGGATGTCTTTCCGCCACCCGGGGCACTCCGAAGGATCTGCGGGCGCTTCCAGATGTTGTCTGGTTCGAGCACATCCAGTGCGTCGGGGCCAAAGAGATGGACAAAGGTCTCGTGGGACTCCACATCCTCCGATGCTCTTAGACGGAATGGATTGCGTGGCTCCCTCATGGTTCACTCCGGTGACGACTGATCCTTGGGAAAAGACCACGCACCTGATACTGCTCAGAATCTGCCCAAAGCAGAAACATGGAATTGTTGGGTGTGTTGTGACTCAGTACCACTGGCAAACCACATCCAGCAAACCCGAGCCTTACGTCGGTTCCTCCTTTTCGCGTGTGCTCATCCTCAGCTTTCGGATCGTAGTACTTCCGCGCAAGAGCGAGGAAAGCCGAGTCTCGTGGCGGATCAAGGCTCACCTCGCTATTGAGCAAGTGCACAACATGGATCCTGAAGCTTGCCCCTGTTAAGAGCTCACCGAGACACGATTGCAGGTGGTCGACAGCGTGCTGAGCTGCAATATAGAGGACGATACCAACGTGGAGATCAGCGAGGTTGACCAACCTGCTCAGACTGTGAGGATGCTGTAGCTGATCCCAAAATCTCGCGATCTTTCCCGTGAGGCGCTTTCCATCTTCTTCTTTGCGGAGATAGGTCCTACCACTTCCGGAGAAATCATCCAGAAGGAATACCATTCGAAACAAGCTTGTGTCTTTTGCTGCATTTTGGTCATCCACTTGCGCTAGGTCCTCGCGCAGTCGAGATAGGATGCTATCCGCCTTTTCTGGCGACATCTCGTAGGTTTGCCAGATCTGCTCGTGGCTGAGTTCAGGATTGGTGGATCGCCTGAACGTGTCGATGCGCGCTCCATCACTTAGCCCTAGAAACAGACACTGCCTGCGCAGCGTTCGGTATTCCTTGCTGTTCGCGATTCTCGCGACATACCTCTCAGCGATCCCAGAGGTGTTCGCGGCTCGTCGAATAAGAAGGGGGCGTATGTGGTCAGGATAGGCAATGGTCACAAGATGCGAGATTTCGGCCGCAGAAAAAAAGACCAACCTGGATTTCACGAAGGTATATCCCACCTTGCGTTCTTCTTCACTGCTGAACTGTTGCAGCCAAAGGGCCAAGCTCTCAACAAAACGGATCCCGGGAGCAAATTGCTGATATTCATCATACTTGAGGGCGGCCATTACCTGCAGTAGTGGCCGCTCATTGGCCACATCTTCCCGCGTCCACTTCATGACTTGGGCAAGGAGGCGTTCGGCCAGAGCTTCTCTCATGGCTTATGTCCTCCTACCTTGTGCCAGCTGGAAGCGCAACAGGCCGTCTTGCGCAACAAGGCATCTTAGATAGAACAACGCAGCCTGTGGCCCGCGATAACCCCTAGGCGCGATATTCCAACATGTGCTCAAATCAGAAGACACAGTGTTTACGCTCAGGGCATGGGCCTCCGACAGGAGATCACTATCATTTCCAGGCCACTTGCCTTGGTCTCCGATGCACAACACTGACGCGCGTTTCGCCTCCGAACGAAAGACACGAACTGTATCGACCACGTTCCTTTTCGATACGCCCGGCGCGAGCACGTCAATCGAATGGGCGGACTCTACTGCGCTGATGCCAGTCCCGTTCAGGCGAGAGATGTGTCTGCCCACGAGTTCCCACAATGCGTCCAACTGCCACACCGGCTCGGGTTCTAAGGATATCTGCTTTTTTCGTATGGTCATAGTGGCAAACGACCTCAGGCGGCTATCTGAAGACAACGATCTGACTGCGGCTTCGAGCTCTGGACAAGCCTTGTCCGTCCCGTCAGGGGCAGAATCGTCACTCAAGAGCCTGCACTCGGCTCCATTATAATACCCCACTGTGACTCGTTCCCAGACAGCCTTGGGGAGTGCCTCTCGCAAAGACTTCCGGACAGACTTGCCTCGTTCTGTCGCGATCCCCACGGCGATCTCCGACCGCAGTAGTCGGAGCAGTTCTTTGGCGATTTGCTGACCTATGGTCCCAAATCTGTTCGTTGGTCCACAAAGCGTGCCATCGTAGTCAAGCACAAGGCCGCTGAAGACTGCGCGGCATAGGGAACGGGTGAAGACGCTGTGGGCTTTCTTCAGCTCGGAGGAATGCCTGCCACATTCAGCACCTTTCCGCCGGACGGCGGCTTCTTCTCTCCCCCTGTCTCTTCCGAAGGTACCGACCCCAAGATGATACAGTCGCCGGCCGAACTGAGGCACACTTGGTCGGCCGGGGTCAACACCTTTCATTTCTCCTGCGATGGCAGTGATGAATAACCCTGTTACTATCGCCGCAATAGAGTTCGATGTCGTATCAGCGGAGAACTGAAGGACTACCGAGGGCACCGAGGGCGGGAGCAAGTTCACTGTTCTTCTCGCGAGTGTGATGTCTACGTCCTCTGCCAGAACGATGACGGCAGACGTATCTCTCCGCTTGGCGAGCCAGTGATGCCGCCCGTGGGCGAAGTTGCGGTAGTCCGAGGGTTGTACAGAACCGAGAGCTGCTTCAGTGAATTTGGATTCGATGTCATAGGCAGCAGCTTTTGTCCCAAGGCCATGAAGGATTACTATATGATCACGCTCAAGAGAAGGACGCAATCTACGACGAAGGTCGCGGAGAGCGGAATCGAGGTCGTTATACTTGCCGATCAATTCCCACAAAGTCGACGGTAACGCCGGGGTATCGTCCACCAGTTTAGAATATGAGCGAGCTAAGAGAACGACAAATGCGAGAAGCGAGTTGGTTGCGAGAAACCCATCCTTCCCCGAGGAAAGCCCAAACTCAAACATGTTCACGTAATCGTACTTGCCACACATCTTGGCGAGGGGGCTTCCATTTCTCGCACAGAGAGCTAGCAAGTGGCGAGGCTCGGCTTCGATGACTGCACGACATGCGCGATTGATATCAGTATTGGATCCGCCGGCACTCAGGCAGAGTACTGTGCTATCCATCAAGGTAAACCGACTGCCGCCACCGGAGAGCAGCGATAGCATCTCCATGGGTGTGGATGCTTTGGCGAGCTTACCTGCGAATTTCTGGTGAAGGTGGCATGCGAAATGGGCCGCGCACAGAGAGCCGCCCGACCCTACCGCCATCAACGGGTAGCGTGCCGATTCGGACAGGGCTGCAGCGAGAGACGACGCATCCATAGACATGGCAGCGAAATACGTCGCCTCCAGTTGGTGAAGCTCAGACATGAATGGCTTACCCAATATCCGTCCCTCGCAGCGCATTAGGAACAACGACAGTCTGCATGCAACGTCCTACCACAACTCTTTGGTGGTTCGTTAACACTGACCATTACGCTCTTCTCTGTGTCCTCTGTGCCTCTGTGGTGATCCCACTCTTCCGGGATCGGCGTCGAGTTCGTCTTCGACCCGTCGCCCCAGATGTCCAGGTCCAGGCCGTTTCTGTCGCTCATGTCACTCTGCTTCTTCATCATCACACATCGTCAGCAGGTGGCCCCAGACGGTAGCACTCATCATGGGCGTACAGTGGTTGATATGTCCCCTGGCCGTCCGGCCACCGAACGATTGCCTGCCACCAGTGGATGTGGCGCTTGCAGTAGTAGCAGCGCGCGTGGACCACCCGGCGCGTGGCCAGAACGCGCCGTATCAGAGTCATGACGTAGCAGCCACTCATCGTGTGTACTGGCCAGCCGTGTTTGTCTAACCAGATCATGTCCCACTCTCCTGAGTTTTACGATTTTCGCTCGAATCCCTTCGGCCATTGCCGGATGTCCTCGACGCACAGCGGCCGGCCGACGTACCCGCTCAACTCCAGGGCGATCCGGCCCGCATCGTGCACGACCTCGCCGTCGATCTCGAGCTGCTTCACAAATATGAGGACACCGGCATCGCTGCATTGCCGCAGGACGTCGGCAACCCATCGCGTTTCGCACGGCCTGCGATTCGGGCCGCTCTCACAGCCGACGATAACCCAATCGATCCGCGGGTCAGGGCCATACGGATCGTGTACGGGACTATAGTCGCAGACGCATCCTTCCTCGCTGGCACCGCAGTTGGGACACTCCCAATGGCCGTCTTCATCCCCCGGCCCATCATACTCCTTGGCCAGCCCGCCATCTGGAGTATCGTTATCGCCATAGCCCAGCCACCCACACTGTGAACACCGGATGTCGGCAAAATATGGAAGCATGGAAATAGGCCCAATCAGCGGCTCCATACTCACGAACCGCACCGCCGCGGGGATTCGCAGGCCGAACGGCGTCCGCTCGTCCATGCGCCGCTGATCCTCGGCCGTCCAGCCGAACCAGAGATTGGACGGCAACTTGTACGGCGGTTGTCCCACGGCGTTGGTCATCATGCCGCCCGCCAGGGCCAGCCTTGCCCACATCCCATCAAACCCAAGCAATTTCAGGGAGTTCCCCATCCCCGCTTTTCCGTCTCGAAGTTTGCAGTACCAATCAAATGCCGCCTGCGGTCGTTTCGTCAAAACCTGCCAAGCATGTTCTTTGTGCGCCTGCAAGTACATCATGGCAAAAACGGCGGCTCGCTGCTCATCGGTCACCCCCTCGTAGAATAAGTCACCCATGCTCTGGCAGAAAACCAGCTTGCCTTTGCCGGGGACTTTCATCGCTTCGAGATTGCAGCCGACCTTGCCCGTCCAGCCGTTCTCGTCCACCACATCCTGATACTGCGGCTGGCCCATCGCCTTGAGCCGCATGGCCATCCGCTCGGCGTAGCAGTGGTCACAACCTGGACTCACCTTTCGGCAGCCGGGGAACGGGTTGCAGGTGACATCAGTCCACTGTATAGTTGTCCGGTTCGCCATTTGCAGCTCTCTACTTCTTGAAATTCAGGACCTCATACAGCTCGATCCGCTCGGCGAATCCGTACATCAGGCCCTGGAGGACCCGGACCGCCTCGTCGCGATCCCCGGCGATCACCCGCTGAAATCGGGCGATCTCGTCGCGGACCCCGTGTGGGTACACGCATCGGTACAGGAGCTGCCAGACCGATCCGCCGATCACGTCCATGCCCGGCGGATCATCGCCCCGCTGGATGGCGAACCGTACGGGCGCATCCGGCAGCCAGACCACCTCGGGCAGCGGCCGATTGGCCGACTGCGAGAGCGATCCGGCCCTCGGCCTGGCGTACGGATTGCGGATCGTCGAGGGATCCGCACCGAGAGGAGGGCGGGTCGGAGACCCGCCCCTACGAGTTGTCTGTTTTGCCGTCGCCATCTGTTTTGTGACCCGTTGCGCCTTCCACCGGCTGGCACCAAGCCCGGCGGGGCGGGGTAATGTCGTAGCAGGAATCGCCATCGCGGCAGTCCTCGTCGTGCCGATGGGGAGTGCCGTGAATGCACGTTGCGGCCTTGGCGCATTCCTCCGCCAAGCCGCAGACTACCTGGGCAGTCCGCTGGCGCGGCGAGTCTTCCTTGAATGGAACCTCTTCGGCCGCCGCGATCAGCGTGTCGAGCGCAGCAGTCACCTGCTCTGCCATCATGTCGCGGCGGCGGGCCATGGCCCGTTTCTGATCGGCGGTCCCGGTGATCGCCAGGTCATTCAGCCAGCATCGCACGTCGTCCTTGAGCATTTTCAGGACGCCGGCCCGACTGGGAGCAGGGCAGCCGATGGAGGCGCCGTCGCCGTCGTAGTTGCCCAGCTTGGCGGTGAATTGGTAGCCGTAGCCCCGATCCTGAGCCGGCCGGTAGAACAGGATCGCCCGAAGCTCCGCCTGCTTCATGCCCTTACACATGATCGTAACAGGCTCGTTAACCGGCTCCTCACTCGGGACATCAGCAGTCTCGGCGATAGCAGCCGCGGCGACCTCTGAACCCTCGTCGGCCTCTTCGCTTTGTCCTTTGTGGTCCGCCAGCTTCAGAAGCGGCCGGTCCGCGTCCTGAGCCGCCGCCTGGGCGATCTGGTTGATCGTCGATTTCAAACCATACTTCTCGGCAACCTCGAAAAACTCCTCGATGTCGTGCTTGCGGACGCGGCAGCAGGGTCGGCCGCCCGTGTCGAATTTCGTGTCCCCGTTTTCATCCACGCACACCTGCGCGTTACAGAGCTCGTGGTGCATCAGCCGCCGCCGCTCCGACTCGGTCATCTCGGGCCAGGCCTCCGCGTTGAGCAAAATCACGAAATCAAACGCATCGAGGGCCCGGTCGAGGTCACCGCGTTTCTTGCAGAATCCGACCCGCAGAAACCCATCGACATTCGGCTTCCACCCATATCGCCAGGCCAGGCCGATGGCCACATCCGCCAGGTCCGGCCGGCAGGCGGCGATGATGGAATTCATAATTCCATACACGCCGTCCGCCGCCTCCGTCTCCTCGGTCCGTTTGATGATCTCCACGTTCACCGGTTTCTGCTTCGCCATGTTCGTTCCTTCCTCGAAAAAATGTCACTTCGCGTCTCGTGCTACATCACTGGCCGCCGCGAATCCGCTCGCCACCGCGTACGCGGCCAGATAGTTCTGCGTCGAGGCGGGCAGCCAGGCGATCCAGTGCTTGGACGTCCCGGCGTCCGCCTGCCAGCGGGCGTAGGCCTGGCGGACCCGCCTGGCCCCGCAGTTGTAGGCCGCCACCCGCGCGATCAGGCAGTCGGGGACGGGGCCCGTTGAATCGTGTTTGTCCAGCCGCCGGCACGCCAGCCAGCGTGGCAGGACCTCGTTGATGTACATCCCCGCGACCACGCGGGCCTTCTGCGGATCGTGGGCATCGGCCCTGAAGTTCCACCGCACCCGCCAGCCCCGGTTCTGCCTGAGCCACTCCATCGTGTCGTTCCACGCCCCTTCCGTGATCTGGTATCGCCCCCGCTCGCCGGCGCCGCCGAGGGCGGCGTCGTTGTCGCCGCTCTCGATCCTGGATATCGCATCCAGATCGACCCAGACGCGGGGACCATCGATCAGACCGGCCACCCCGGCCCGGTCCGCCTCGATCGCGGCCAGCCTGTCCGCCGCCTCGGCGGCGGCGCGGATCACCCGCACGACGCGGGGCGGGATCGCCTTGTCCGCGTGCGCAGACCGATCCGGCGTGGCCGGCTCGCCGTCGCCGTAGAGCGGCTCGATCCGCTCGTCATCGTCTGTGGCGGCGGCGTCTACAATCCGATAGCTCTTACACTGGCGCAGACTACGGGCCTGGGCCTGCACCGAGCAGACTGCGTAGCCCATGGCCAGACCGATTGAAACGAACAGGATGATGGCTGTGATTGTCATACGCATGATTTCCTTTTCGTAACGAATCACCTTACTCACCAAACAACGGCAGCCCACGGCGTGCCCGTTCGCTCAGACTCAATATCGTGCTATCCCTCTGGGACAACGGCGTCACTCTCCTATGGCGAGTAGCTGCGGACACGCACTGTTTACACCAGCTACTGAAACCGTTTCGTTTGTAGCGGTCGCGGTGGAAATAGTCGTCCGTTGCAGGGTACGACTGGCCGCACTTGGTGCACCTGATGGCACACGCCTGTTGATGGTGACTTAAGTGATCCATTGCCTTTCCTTTCCCTCATGGGGCGGCGGTGGCCTCCGTGCCTCGGACATCCCTGCCCCTCGCGCCGCCCTGTGGTGCACCGGCTCCGCCGGCTCTATACTGATGGCCGCCCTTACCCTCGTATGGGAACACGTGACGGCCGTTACCTGGTGATGTCCCCGGGGACTTTGATTCGAGATGCCAACTGCCGTTAAAGGCTGGTTGATGTCACCCCGGGGACGACGATTGGAGCCCCGCTCAGTCGCCGCGGGGGCTGATTTGAAAGATTGCCGGTCTCTCCCGGCTGTCACGTCTCCGCTCTTCTACAGCAGGGGCCAAGGCCCGGCGGTCGCTTGCTCGACCTGTGGGCCCAGCTCGTTACCCCTTGCGGCCCTGGTAAAGGCGTGCCCCGCGTAACCCGTCTTTCGTGTACCAGCCGCGCGACGTTCCGCGTCTGGCCCGCACCCGCTTACATGCCTCGCGTGGTGGATCGGCCCGGGCTTTCATGGCGACCGACTCTTCGGTCTCTGCCCCGCAAGGGCCCTTATCATGGGGAGGGATTTTGGAAAATCCGTGGCGTGTCCGAGGTCACGTCACGGGTGCTGATTTGAAAAGTGGCAGGCGGCTCGGTGATGGTGGTAATTCCTCATGGCGGCATCCGTACCGAAACGTAATCTGCCCCGAGGGGGCGTGATCCCCGACATCGCGATAGGGCGGGTGTGCTCACCGCCGCCGCACGCCAGAGAGTAGCACTTCCCACATGCCGCCTGCCTGTTGGCCCGGCTTGGGCTGTTTCGAGAAACCCTGGCCAGCGGGTCTTCTGCACTGCGGTCTTCCACGCAGGTCGCCGGCCGGGATTAATGACAGCGGCTGAAGCTGGATTGTATTTACCTCGTTCCCTCTCCTACACCACACCGTGCGATACTTGCCTTGGCATGACGTAGTCGAGTCCGAACCAGCCGGGGTAACTCCGCTCCCCGCGGGAGCCACCCCGCAGGACGTATCGGTATCAGCCGCTTACGTTTGAAACCTCCGCCCGGTTTTTGGAGACGGAGGGGAATGCACCGGGCGGAGTGATAGAGGAGGTCTGAAAAGAGGGGGCCGGCGTCCCGGCCCCCGATCAACAGGTGTGATGCCTGAGCGTAGCTATTTACTGTGGGATAGCGGATTTTCGCCAATGGATTTTACCAGGGGACTCATAATCCCTTGGTCCAAGGTTCGAATCCTTGTGGGCCCAGTCGGTGAAATCCCCTGCTCAAGGGGACCTCACCACGCGGCGGCGTTGAATGCCTGGCGGCCCTGCTCCAGACATTTCCGCTGGTCTACCGCTGTGTAGACCTCTTTGGTCAGCCGATCAGTGGCGTGTCCGAGCAGCTCCTGGCAGAAGTGGCTCGGCACGCCCTGTTCGGCCAACTGGGTGGCCGCGTTCTTCCGTAACGTGTGAAACGTGCCCTCGACGATCCGGTCCTCGCCCGACGCCTGCCGGTGGGCATTGGCGGCGTCCACGATCCGATGCAGCTCGCGGTGGAAATTGTTGTACGGATATTTCCTCGCGAACTCGGACAACTGGCCGACCCGCCCCTGCTTGTCGCGGCAAGTCCTCGCCTTGAGGAATGGATACCGCCAGGGGGCGATCTGCCGCAGCCGCAGCAGGACCGCCCAGAGATCGTCGCTCATCGGGACGCGGCGGTCCGCCTTGCCCTTGGCCGTCCACCGCCAGTACTCGCCGACGCGGTCGGACCGGGACCGGATGCTCAGGACCCCCGCCTCCAGATCGGTGTCGTCCCAGCGGAGATTCCAGATCTCACCGATTCGTGGACCGCACAGCGCTGCGAGGAAAAAGCCCGTCCACCGCAACAGACCCGCCGCATCCGGCCACTGCAGGGCCACGATGCCGCGATCCGGGTTGCCCCGCACGGCGTCGAGCATCGACCCGACCTCGCCGCGCGTGTAGACGTGCACCTTCTTCCTCGTCGCGCGGATGCGGTGACATCGGCTCACGGGATTGACCGCGATCAGACTCGCGTCGACGGCCCAGGCGAATACCTCGCCGACCGCCGCCGTATAGGAGAACACCGAGTGCTCGGAGAAACCCCGAGCATACCGACTCACCGCCTCGTCGCGGAGAAACCGCTGAAACGCGTCGATCCGCTCGCCGGTTACCTCCGCCACCGGCAGACCGCCGCCGAACAGGCGGCTCATCGCACGCCAGGCGGACCGGCATTTGGCCCGCGTCGTACCCTGCGTCACGGAAGAACTCATGAATTTATCAAATAACTCGGCAATCGTGCATTGCTCAGGCATGTGATACCTCCTGTCTGCTGCGGGCATCACACCCGCAGCTATTCTACCACAAACCCGGCCCGACCGCCGAGACTATCGACCCTATTCAATTGTCAAAGATCGTCTGACGCTACATGCTCCCGAGGACCACGGGGGGCCCGCCGCAGCGGCGCCGCCATGCCGTTCGATCCGATCAGGCTCATTAGCGGGGGGAGGATTCGAACCTCCAACCTCCTGGTTATGGGCCAGGCGAGCTGCCTTTTGCTCTACCCCGCAGTCAATTTCACCACAGAGACACAGAGGTCACGGAGGAGACGTAGACCCAGTGCAGAAGACCTCCGACAGGATCTCTACCGGAATCCCCATCTCCTCGGCGATCGCGATCTCGGCCTGCACGCCGACCGACTCCTGCCAGCCGGCCAGGGGCAGGACATAGAGCTTGTGGCAGATCGCCAGGATCGCCCGGTCGAACCGCTCCCAATAGCCCCAGGACTGCGATTCCCCCGTCTCGTCATCCACCACGGCCTCACACACCGGATGCGAGTGACTCACCGGCGAGAATACCAGCTCGCTGCGCATCACCCTCAGCATCGCCGCCGCCCGGTTCGCCGCGAGGAATCGCTCAAAACGAACCGCGCGCTTCGCATGCGAGTACGGGCAAGCCAGATAGACCAGCGGCCTCCCACAGCCGGGACTCGGATCGGGTCCTCCTTGACCCTTTCCGGAATCCCGCACGGCGTAACGATGATCCGAAAAAGACCCCGGGGTGAGGAGGGAGAGGAAGCGAGATGTTCCCCGGGGTCGTTCCATGCTACGAGGGGCCGGCGTTTCCAGGTGGCTGGAATGCGTACGAGGCATGCCGGTGCCCCCCGTGTGATATGCGTTCGACGCGGCGGCCTTGACCCGCCCCGCCCGAAATGCTATACTGATCGGCATCACCAGGGAGGGTTTTTCGGATATCCGTGTGTCTCGGTCGCAGCCGCTTTCACGATGTCGGCGTCTCGTACGCATGGCATCTATATCGGCGATTCGCCGGTACGCGTCAAGCGAAAACTGTAGAAAATGCTAAAATTTTTTCTGTAGTGCGACCTACAGGAAAACACCAGAAAAACGCAATGGTCTTGTCTGCCGTGAGTTACGATAATGTATGTCATGGGAAAAAAAGACAGGAATCCAGAGTGTGTACAGGCCAACTGGGAGATCCCCACACACCTGCGAGAGGCGTTCACCGACTTCTGCAAAGTCGTCGGGACCCTCGCAAAGGACGACTGTGCTGGCGCACTGTACCTGTGGCAGTGGCTGCCTGGCCAGATCCGCGAATGGGCGAAACTCTCCGCGAAGGAGCATGGTGAGCCGCGCCAATTTTGGCGTATTCTACGCGACGGCCTCGAAAGCGCCGCCGAGGAGGGTCTGTCCGAATACCTCTCCCGCCAGCCACTCCGCGCACCAAACCTCACCGCCAGTCTCAGCGCGACGCCAGTCACGGAGATGAGCGATTTTGAGGCGGGTCAACAGGTCGTCCGAGACGCCGCAGCTCGATCAGCAGACCGCGGCGGAAGCTCGGCGACTGATAGGAGAGGATCTCCACGATCTCACTCAAAACTGGACCAACGAAAGGCCGTCTGATGGGTGGTGTTGACCTGGACTCGCACGGCTCCGCAACGATGTTACCTGTGTGCATGGTGACGTTCTATCCATACCGGGCACTCGCGTTCTCCGCTGTTTCCCGACGCCGATCCGCCATATGAGTAGGCGTAGCCCGGCGGGTGGGTGTAGAGGGTAAATCACAGAAAAAATGTGGGAATGTGCGTTTTTTTTCTGCGACACAGAGGCGAGCCGGCCGAGATCGGCTATACTTTACTGGAGTCGCCGAGGCTCTTTGATTTTTCTGGCGAGATAGGCGTCTATAGGTGAGAGGCCGCAGACCGGGGCCTGGAGGCCGGAGGGTCTTCGCGAGACCCCGACCCCCGCACGCCTGCGAGCCCGATAGGCGAATTGGAGGAGAGAGCGATGGAAACCCTCATCAACAACCCCTGGACCGCCCCCGTGGCCGCCGTGGTCTGTCTGGTCTGCATCTGTGGGATGGCCGGCGTCTGCGTCTGGATGGCCCTCAGGAGCCACCGCAGATCGCCAAGGGGCCCTGAAAGAGTCTTCCGGCCTTAATACCACCGGCTTCACGGAGGGGGCCGCGAACCGGGAAATCCCTTCTCCTTGGCGGTCCCCTCCCATTTTCCACTGTAGAGAATCCACCGCGGAATGCGGGGCAGGGATGATGACAGTCCGCGCAACTCCCGGCTGGATCAGGTGTTATGACGACAGGGCTGAAAAATATCGATTCGCGGGTTTTTTTTTTGATTTTTCCCCCAGGCCTGGCGTCTATAATGATAGTAGTGGGCAGCCGATGAGGCTGGCCCGGACAGGTACAGATTAGGGCAGCCCGGCGGCCGACAGCCGGGAGGAGAAATGACATGACCGCAACACAGACCCATCCCATCACCCCCCTCACTGACCCCAGCAGACTGCTGCCCCGGCAATCGTCGGAGGCCTACGGCCGTCTCTATCATCCGCTCCCAGATGCGTTCCGCCTCGTGGCGGCACCGATCTATGCGGGCACGCGGTACGATATCTACGAGGATGCAGGCAGCACCCACTGCACTGTGCCTGTATGTCACTACATGCATCAGCGGCACTCCGATCTGCACCAGGCGAGGATAGAGGCCCAGCGTGCCGCCGGCATCGACCGGCAGCGGAAAAATGACAATCCCCGACCCGTGGACATCCATCAGGCATACTGGCGGCGGACGCTGACGGTAGACCAGGTCCTGGCCGATGCCGGCATGCGACAGGCTGCCGCGGAGCAGGCTGCGAAATGGGCAAAAAAATCGGTTTCCGAGGGCGTGCTGGCCTGGGCGAGCGATGCCGTGGTGGCTGAGGCCGTGCAGCGGATGCGGGTGCGGCTGGCTCGCAGGGCGGATCGGCAGATCGCCGGGGGCGCGAGACTCGCCGCGTCAGGGCGGATCGCACAAATGGATGCCAATCGCCGGCAGACGCGGTGCCGGGCGCTGGCCGTGGCCGTGGCGGGCAGGCTCCACCGCGCCAGGCCGCTGGTGACCTCACAGTATGCACACATCACCTGGGGCAGCACGGGCGGCGTCGAGCAGGTCGAGTGGGATCGATACCGGCGGACCAAATACCCGTGCAAATACCACGATGCCGGGGTGGCACTGGGCGATGATCTGTGCATCCGCGTCTACGACTCACGCGGGAGCCGGATCTACACCAGCAGGCCCCTGACCCGCGAGGACTGGATGGATTCAGACGTCACCGGCCGCGCAGCACACCTCCTCGGGGTGTGCTCCGATGCCGTCCTCGACGCCGTCGGGCCGCAGGGTGAGGACGACGCCGTGCAGATCCGCGAGCCCTATTTGATCTGCGATAGCCTGCTGGGTGTGGTCATCGGCGACCACCCAACACAGCCGACCATCGTGCAGGTCGTGGTGCGGGACTCGACCACCGGCCAGCGGCATCATCTGACCGTGCCGCCGCGTTTCGGCCGGCCGCTGAATTCGGCCAAACACGAGACATCGTACGATCGCTGCCGGGCGGCCATCGCGTGGACATTCGGCATCGCCCCGAGCCAGTATCGGCCGACCGTGCAGGCGTGATTCTCGACCCGCGCCCGGAGCCTCGCCACCAGGCGGGGCCGAGGGCCTGGGCCGCGAGGGCACCAGGGGGCAACGCCGGACCCGATCCCGGCGAGGACAGGAGATGGATCATGAAGACGAGACAAATTCGACAGGGCGATGTACTGCTGACAGCCGTGGAACCGCCGGCGGAGTGCGAGCGAGTGACCGACCGGGAGGGACAGCCCCTGGCCGGCGTGCGGATCGCCGGGGAGCGGACTGGGCACGCCCACGAGCTGGCCGGGCGGGTGTATGACGCCGACGGCCGACGGCTCATTTTCCTCGAGCGACCGACGACGCTCACCCACCAGGAGCACCGGCACATCGAGGTGCCTGCCGGCTGGTGGGAGGTCCGCACCCAGCGTGAATTCGAGCCGGTCCAGCGGCAGCCGCGGCGGCGATTTGACTAATGACAGAAAGGAGTCTACTACATGAGCGACAAACCAATCAACAGCACCATCCGCCTGGTCCGCACGGGCTCGGCGGATGTCACCTTCACCGGCCGCGAACTGGCCCGCAGCGACGGCTCCGGCGCCGACCGAACCCGCTGGCACGAGCTGAGCCTCTACGCGATGGACCCGCAGGGCTACGCCCTGTCCATCCGCTATCGGACGCAATGGGAGGGCGAGCATGGCCGCGACGAGGTATGCCTCGTGGGTACAGCCGATGACGTGGTGTCGGCCGTGGAGGACCACGACCCGACTGCGGCCGTGACCGGCTACCCACCGGGCGAACAGTACGCCGCGAAGCAGGCCCGACTGCTCGCGGATATCCGCAGCCGGTACGAGCACCAGGTCTCAGACCTGCTGCGCCAAGCCGACATCACGGTCGAGGCCAACACCCTCACGGATCCGTGGACGGGTGGTTTGGCCCTGCGCCGGTATCGGGACCTGTTGCGCAGGGCCCTGGCAGAGATGACGCTGACGCGAGGAGAGGCCTGCCTGATCTGTGACGCCCTCAACGGCACCGCCCTGTTCGCCGCCGTGGATGACCACGACGGGACGTATATGTTCATCCCGGTCGAGATCACCGACTCGATCCGCCTGGACCGGACCGACCAGAAATGGGAGGTCGACGGCAAGGTTCTCCTCGACAAACTCGCGGCCGCCGCACCGGTCACACTCTGTGCCATCGCCGACGCCTGCGAACAATTCTGGGCGCGATGCGGGGAGGATACAGATACCGTACTCCGAGAGGTGGGACTGATCCATGGCGATTGACCGCCTCGATGAATGGTTGATCGCCGAGAACGTGGACGGCTCGCGCCAGTTCATCCTGCACAGCCAATACCCGCGATTCGTCGGCGAGATCGTGGACAATGACCGCGGTGGCTCGGACGTGACAGAATTTGAGTGGATGGACGAGCCGCCACTGGACGCCACGATTATGGCCCGCCTCATGCGAGAGGCGGGCGAGGCCATCGCGGAATACGACCGGCGATTGATCGATGAGTAGCCGCCGCGAACGCGGCAGGAGGGTCACGACGTGAAAAAGCGAGTGCACATCAATACAGCGTTGTTATTGGTCCCGGCGGCAGGTCTCGCCGGGGCCCTAGTCTGCGGGCAATGCGGTCAGTGGTGGCTGGCGGGTCTGATCGCCCTGGTGTGTGTGCCGCTGATCGTCGCGGGGGCCCGGGGCTCGCGGGTACACTGGGTCGAGGCTCGCACGGATGCCCGCCGGGCGTTGACCGCTATCGAGCGGCAGGGATATTACGCAGGGGAGTGACGCTCGCGGCTTACGCCGTCACGAGCAGCTCCGTCCGCAGGGCGAGGCTCTCCGTATCCGGCAGCGCGTAGCCGCTGCCGGAGGCGATGGTCCGCCAGCCGAGCAGCTTGCCGGTGCCGTCGCTCGTCGTCGCCAGGAATTCGATCATCGCCCGCGTCCAGGCTGCGCCGGCGGCCGTGAATTCACTGTCGTCCGTCAGGAGTAGATAGTCCCCCTCTCCGTAGCCCTCGCCCGACCAATCCGCAGCGTCCGAGGCCAGGGCGGCCCGGGCGTAGCCGTTGCCGCTGAGCTCGGAGAGCGAGGCGAGCGTGGCGGAATCCGCCAGGGACGTGTTCGTGGCCAGGCCGCGGTAGAAATTCGCCGGCGGCGTCTGCTCCTCGGTGAACGCCACCTCGAGCAAATATTGCAGACCGGCGAGGACCCAGCCGCTCGTGACCACCAGGCGGATCTCTACCGCTACATCGTAGCTCTGGGTATCCAGCAGTGTCACGCCGGCCCCTGAGGCGAGCGGACCGGAGGCGATCAGCTTGCCGGAATTGTCCGCCGTCGTCGCCAAAAACCAGCGGCCTGCCGCCGACCAGTTCCCCCCGGCCGCCGTGAACGTGCAGACCTTTGAAGTCACCTTGCGGCCGTTCGTTGAGTGGGCGGCGCTCGTCCAATCCGTGGCGTCCGAGGCGATCGCGACGCGGGCGTAGCCGCTGCCAGACAGCTCCGTCAGGTCCGCCAGGCCGGCGTTCTCGTCGAGCGCGCTCTCCGTACACCAGCCGAGATAGTAGGCGGCGGGGACGCTCTGCGTCTGGCGGATCGCTGCATCCAGGATGAATTGCAGACCCTGCGTGTGGACTTCAGGCATTGTGGCACTCCATCAATAGGGTCCCGTCTCGGTCGAGGCGGCGGTGGCCGCCGCTTCCATCGTGCCGTCGTCGATGTCCTCGTCCGTACTCGTCTCGGACGCCGACGATCCGGCAGCGCCCGGTGGAACGGCCTGGGTCGCGTAGACGGTCCCGAACACGTCCTCGACCAGCGTGAGCACGCACTCCTCGTCCGTGATCGAGCCGCGGTCGATCAGGGCAACCCGAAAGATCACGGCCGAGAGGTTCAGGGCGGCGTAGGTGATCTTGATCACGCTCGTCTCGTGGAGGTGACTCATCGTCCGCAGGGCGTGGATCACGAGCGTCCTGGGCATGCAGGAGATCTGCTGCTGCTCGCGGTCCGCGATCTGCTGCGCCAGGTCCCCATCGCAGACCCAGGCGGCCAGATCGATCTCCCGCACGATCGGGGCCCCGCCCTGGCGATAGAGCAGTGCCGGGTCCCGCGCCGTCGCCGGGCGGGCCTGGTCCGTGTCCCTGTCGTACCAGAGGACCCGCGTCGTCGAGGGCACCAGCCCGGGACTCGAACCGGCCATGGACTCGACCCAGAAATCAGATTCATCGAAGGTATCCAGCAGATCCGGATCGTAATCCGCCCGTATGAGTCCCAGCTCGAATTTGCCCGTCGCGGGGTCCCAGTACAGCTTGCCGTCGATCACCGACTCAATCCCCTCGATCATCGTATTCGCCGTGTCCGGGGACCAGTCCCAGATCGCCGAGACGCCGTAGCCCTCGGTGTGACAGGTGGCCGCCGCCGCAGCGAAGCTCGTCCCGATCCGCGTGGCCGCATGGCCCAGCCCGATCACGGAGCTGGTCAGCAGCTCGTACAGCACGCAGACGGCGTTCAGGTCGTACGTACCGACCGAGGCGTTCGCGAGCTGCCACATCGCCGTGCCGTCGGACATCAGCAGTCGCCGGCGGCAGACGAACCACCAGGGCTTGATGATCGCCTGGGTCCCGATGTACATCTTCTGCAGGACGACGCCGGTGCATCCGCGATACGCCGGCTGATCGGCGAGCAGGGCGGCGAGATAGGCGTCCGTCGTCTGCGCATCGCCGCCGTACTGGATGCTCAAGGTCCCCGCGACGCCGCCCTCCCGCTCCCAGCCGCCCCAGCATTCGTGCGCCGCGATGGTCGCAGAGGTCTGACCATCCGCGGCGTAAACCGTCGGATCCTTCACGGTGGGCCACAGGCAGGTGTCCGCGACCCCGATCTGGAGGACGCCGTCCAGATGGGCCTGGGCGACCCCGATGTGCAGCGTCACGTGATAGTAGTGGGCCACCGTCGTTCGCGACTTGCCGTGCCCGTGTTTCTTTTTCTTCGCCGCGAACTCCAGGATCGGGGAGAGGTAATTCGGACCCGTCACCGTACGCGTACCCCAGACGACCGACGGCGGCCGATTCTCCTGCGCTGTGGGCAGCTCGAACGCGGAGGCCCCCGCCGCCTTGGCCCCCTTCGGCCGCTTGGTCAAGAGATAGGATATCCCCACACTGACTGCGGTCGAGATTGCCGTGACGATCGCCATCTTGATCAGGGTCACCACGATCGCGGGGAGGGCGGCCAGGACGGGCATGGGCATCTGGAACATGGCCGCCGGCAGATTGTGGAGTTCAACCATCATAAATCAACCTTCTCAGAGGATTCCCCACGAGCTGCCGGGGTCCTCGTCCGGGATGTTCGGCTGACCCCGGAAGTTGGCCCGATTCGAAAACTTCGTGTGGCAGGTCGCAATCGAATGATCGCAGCCGGGCCAGACGTCGAACGCCTGGCCCACGGCCAGACCGGCGATCCCCGGCACGATCCGGACCGTATCGCCCGAGTGCTCGATGATCCAGCGACGGCAACTATTTACCAGGATGTCACCGCCCGTCCACCAGCCGTCCGCCTCGGCCCCGAACGTCGTGGAGGTCAGGACGTTGCCCGACACGCCGCTCAGCGTGCCGGAGACCTTCCAGGTCGCACGGAGCAGGCCGCAGGGCGTGCTGTAGAGATCGACGCCGCAGAGCCGCTGGAACTGCGTGATCAGGCCCGGCCGCTGCATGGCCATCGTGTACGGGTCGATGGAGATCTCCGCGTACCGGCTGCCCTTGCGGGCCGACTGCTTGAAGACCACCTGGGTCACGTCGCCGCGGAAGATCGCCTGCACATCGGCCCCGTGGCCCTTGTAGCGGACGTAGTGCACTATCTCCTCCGGGGCTCCCGCCGTGTAGAGCCAGGCGAATGGGTTCGACCAGTCCACGCGGACCGTCGTCGCGGATTTCACCGCGTTGGAGCCCGCCTCGATTTCGCTGCCCTGGCAATAGCAGGCGGTGTAGTCGTTGCCGTTGTACGTGACATCCGCTACGGCGTCGGCGTAGCGGTAATAGACCGCCGACTCCCCGAGCTGGAACTCGTGCAGTTCGTACGGCGTTCCCGCCGCCAGACTGGCTTCCGAGGCTGCGAAGGTCATCGGCAAACCTCCTTCGCCGCAGGCGAAGCATTCGTCCTATTCGTCCTCTGCGTCCTATAGGACTGATGGGACGGATAGGACCGATAGGACTGATGGAAGACTCTCATCATGTCACCCTCGCCAATTGGACCGTGCAGGCGCAGGCGCTGCGCCTGTGCCAGTCGATTGTGATCGTGTCCGAGGCCAGCCTGCACTTGTCCACCCAGCACAGCGTCTGACCCATCGCTGCGGCCACGCCGGGCGCGGCGGCCAGATCGATCTTCTCCTCGGCGGCGTTGACCGCGCTGACCGCAGTAACCTTTCTGACGACGAACGCCGAGCCCGCCGGGCGGAAGGCCAGATAGGTCCGCAGTGCGTTCGTGCCCATGTTCGCCGTGTAGCCGCGATTCGCGACGTAGATGCTCGTGTCGGCCGCACCCACGGGGCGGGTGAGCTGGAAATCACCCCGAAACGTCGGGACCAAAAACGCCTCCTGCCGGCCCCGCTTGTCATGGAGGAATTGCCGCAGCTTCCAGCAGGCTTCCATCGTCTGCGGATGCCAGACGTGGCTCTGAACCACCTCGTTGTAGTCGCTATTCGAGATGACCTCGAACGGGCCGGTGTCCCCGCCGATGACCGTGATATCCGGATCGTGCGACGCCTCGCCCGCCTCGCCTGGCCAGTACGCCGGCTCCGTCAGGACCGTCATGCCATCGTATTCCAGATCGGCCGTGTAGCCGGTGACCGCCGCCACGTCCTCGACCTCCCATTCCAGATCGATCAACGCCCCCCCGTGGAACCGCTGCAATGGGCCTGCCGTCACGATCCAGCCCAGGCGGCAGGGCATGATCCACTTGTGACCGACGAAGCCCTTCGTTGTGTTCGCAGCGAGCGTCAAGGCGTCATCCGCAACACTGTCGACTGTCACCACCTCGTAGTCGCTCTCGCCCTGCCAGATGATCGCGTAGCCGTCGGCCCGGTAGTCGCAGTAGCGGGTATCTACGGCGATCGAGCCGCTGCCCGCCGGCAGGCTCGCCGTGTGGGCCTGGGCCATCGGCCAGATGGGGACACGCCAGCAATCCTTGAGGTACCCGTGCAGCACGGCCTCCAGCTTCGCGACGCCATCCTCGCCCCAGACGGCCACCTGCGTGCCGAAGCTCTGCGTCGGGATCGCGTTGCCTGAGCTGTCACAGCGATGCGCGATCCGCTGCTCCGTCCTGTCGTGGCTCTGGAGGATCTGCGTAAAGAATCCCAGCCGCTCGCGGACCGGCCAGGTCCAGCGGCCGACCAGCGCCGGCCAGGGCGAGGCCGCCACTGTGAGCGTGCCCGAGACCTCTGTGACGCCCGAAATGAAGGTCTCCCAGATCGGCGTCTCCACGAACAGGACGTTGACGGACAGCATCTCGATCCGGGCCGTCGGCTCGGCCTGGATCACGTTGACGCTGACGATCTGGATGCGGGCGTTGCCCATCTACGAGATCTCCGTCACTTCGAAACCGAACTCCGCCGCCGCCAGGACCGCGCGGGACCAGATGCCGGCCGTGGCGGGGTTCTTCTCCCAGACGTAACTCACCTTGCCGCTCGTTCCTGCTGGCAAGGTCAATTCACTGCCTGAATACGTGACGCCGCCGATGATGACGAACGGTGTCACCTTGGCCGTTCCCGCGCCCGTATTGAGACCGTGACCAGCGACCTCGACGGCCAGGATGCCGGGGGCCGTGCCCGAAGGCGTGATGGAAAAGCTGTCTTTCTGACTCTCCGTGGAGGACTCGATGTAGTCATCGTCGAACGCCGCTCCCACATCGTTCACCGCATCGTAGTGATTCGCCTCCGTGCTGGTCCAGTCGCTGTGCGTGCCGTCAGCCGTCGGCATGTGGCCCGCAACTTGAACATCGCCCAGAAAATCGTTGAAGGTCGAGCCGGTGGCGTCCATGACGACCAAGTCATCGATATAACTGTAGGCACTCACTCCTGAATTATACGCACGAAAATGGATAATCTGCATTCCACCGGCATTGGCTGTTTGCGTGTCGATTCCCACTTCGTTGATCACCTCGGTCCCGTCGATCCGGATGATCACACTTCCGGAGGAGTCACAGACCACCTTAATCTCAACATACTGGTAAGCGTCCGTCGTGATCACACTGTCCGCGGAGGCGGCGAGCAGCGTACCGGCTGAAGAGGCCCGCACTTCGAGTCCGTTCGCCGCCGTGCGATGAATCACCACTTGCACCGCAGCCGCCGCATCCTCGAATTGGAGGATCGGATAGGCCGGCGTGTTCGATGCGTACGCCAAGGGCTTGAAGGCGAATCCCAGAATCAGCGTTCCATATTCCGCCCCCAAATTGCACTTGCTCCAACTGTATCCCAAGCCGGAGGTATTGTATGCCTGTCGCAAACCTGGAGTACTGCGCCGGCCTATTGCTGCAACTACACTGCCATAGCTGACGCTTTGGTGACTCCATTTGGAATCAACAGGCCAATCATACACAGGACTCGTCGCCCCCCCCACCACGCCGTACGCGTCGAACCCTTCCGCCAGTATCATAGCCATCCCGTCACCTCTACGTCAGCTTCACGTGCAGATTGCCGATCAGAAACTCAGGTTGGGCGTCCCCATTCTTGACCTCGACGGCATCAGTCAGATCGCCCGAGCCGAGCTCCGTACCGGCCGAGGCGGCGGAGAAGAGTTTTGCCTTGGTCATCGTCCCCCAGTCGCCCGTGGGAGCGGGAAACGTCACGATCACGGCGTTCGTCAGGTCCCCGGCGGAGGCCGCGGACCAGTCGGTAGTCTCCATCTCCATCCGCGTGTACCCACCCGCCGCCGGTTCCTGACCGTTGGAATCCGTCAGAGCGAGCCAGACCGAGCCGGCCCCGAAATAGGTGTCGAGCATCGAATTGCGAACCGCAGCACTCAGACCCATAACCATGCCTCAATCATCCATCGTCGATCATCAATTTAGGGCGACGCATGCGTCGCCCCTACTGGTTTCTCCCTACATGGTACATCACCATCCGCTCCCCCTCGCGGCTCTCCATCTGCCGCCGCGTCACGACCTCGCGACTGTCTACGATCGAGGCGCTGAGGTTCACGCTCTGCCGCCGCTCGAGGAGTGCGGCGATCCTCGCGAGCGCGGACTCGACCCGGGCCCCGCTCGAGGCCCCGGCCGCCACGTCGGCCCGGCTGCGGACCTCCTCGCCCCGCTGGAGGATCGTGGGGAACTCGTCCTGGGCCAGGCCCCCGTGCAGACGCGGGGCCCCGGCGAAGACCAGCGGAGAGACCATCCGGCTGAACGTCCGATCCCGGCCCACGATGCCGCCGGCGTGCATGCCGACGCCCATGACCCCGCCCATGATCCCGGTCAGTGCACTTTTGATCCCCCATTGCAGGATCATGTCCGCGATGTTCAAACCCACCTGCCGCATCGATTCCCCGAAGTCCTCCCCCCGCAATGCCGCGGCGGACAGGCTCTCCGCGATGCCGTCGATCCCCTTCGTCACGACGTCGAAGGACAGGTCACCCAGTCCGCCGAGGTCCTCCTGCATCGACTTGATGCCGCCCCGCATCCCGCCCATCACGTCGTTGCCGTAGCCCTTCTGGAGCTTCTCTGTCTCTGCCACGAGGGCCTCGACGCGGTCCCTCTCCTCGTCCGTCAGATCGATACCCTGTCGCTTCAGGTCGTTGATGATCTGGAGAGTCTGGGCTTCCTCCTCCCTCCCGGCCCTGATCAGCGAGAGGACCTCGTTTTCCTGCTCCATGGATTCGATCAGCTCGGTTGCCGCCGCACGGGACCGCAGCTCGTCCAGCGTGGCCATCGCCGAATTGAATTTGACCATCGCCGCTTCGGCCTCTTTCGTCCCCTTGCCGTAGTCCTCCTCGGCTGCGGCCAGATATCGCACCGTCTCGGCCGCGTGGAGATTGCCAGTGGCCGCCTCCCGCTGGATCGCGATCTGCTCCTTGATCTGTTCGTTGAGCCGGATGATCTGCTCTTTCTGGGTAGCTGCCATCCCGGAGGCGGCCGATGCGCCGTCTGTGCCGATCCCTTCCTTGATCCGGGCCTGGACGTCGGGACTTCGGCTATACGCATTGGCCAATCGCTGGAGGTAGGCCGGGTCATCGCTGGCACCGAGGATCGGCGTGCCGTCGCCCCGCATGCCGACCGGAGTCTCGGCGAGCCGCTGGCGGTAGGCCTTCCAGAGCGACCCCTGCTGCTCTTTGGGGAGCTGCTTGATCTGGTCCCAGACTGGAATCCCTGTGGGCGTCTTGCCCTCCAACTCCAGGCGAATCGCCCGCAACGCCTTCCCCAGGGCGGGCGTGAACGGGGCGGCGAGAGCGGCCTTCGTCTTCTCCCATTCGTTCGCGAGCTGACTGATCGAACCCTGAAGGGTTTCGGTGTCCTCCCTCGCTTTCTGGAAGTTCTTCGTCCCGAGGTCCAACACCTGCAAATACTGTTTGTGCTTCGACCTCGTCCTGTCGACGACGATTCCCATCTCCTTGAGCTGACCTGTCTCCCCCTGGCGGGCCAGGGCGATGACCCGCATCGCCTGGGAGAGGTCCTTCTTATATGCCGCCGCCAGGCCCACCGCCGCCTCGGTCATCGAGTCGATCTCGGAAACCGAGGCACCCATCGTCAGGGCCAGGGACTGCTGCTCCTTGATCGTATTGCGGCTGTAGACTGTCAGGTCCTGCATGCCCTCCGCTTGGCGGCGGAGCAGGTCGACGCTAGCCTCGCTGTATTGGCCCTTGATCCGCAGGGCGGCGATCATCGAGCGATCTGCGGACTCCGCCTCCATGCCGGCCCGCGCGACGCTCTTGATCCCGGCGACCAGGCCCCGGGCGCTGAGATAGGCGCCCGCCAAGCCGACGACCTGTTGTTGGAGGGCGAGCGACGCGGACATCATACCCCGCATGGATTGCGATGCGCCCTTGGCGTTCCTGTCGAACGCGGTCGAGTCCATCGTCAGACGCGCAACCATATTCTGGATCAGGCTCATTCGAATCCACCCAGGACGGCGTTCAGCTTGTCTTCCACGTCAATCTCCTTTTGTTTCGGGCGGCTCACGCCCACGTCCCACCCGATCGGCTCGATGCCGCTGTAGATCTCGATCTGCCGCATCTGCCTGGCGTCGAGGACCGCGAACAGGAAATCCGGATGGGGCAACCCGCAGTGCAGGGCTAAGCGCCACCAGAACCGGCCGCTGCGGTCCTCTCTGAGTTTTTTTCCAGTTCCCCGGCCGCGGCCTTCGTATCCCCGTTCAATTCGAGCGCCGCCTGGTAGATCCGATCCAGGGCAACAAGGCTCTTGTCGCCCAGGGCCGTCACCTGCTCGTGCGTGAAGGCCGGCCGATGCGTCTCGGGGTCCAGGATCGAGGCGGCCACGTAGCGGATCATCAGCTCCGTCTGCTCCAGCCGCGTATACTGCCGCGCCGGGGCCGAAGCGTCGCGTTGCGCCACGTCAGGCTGCTTCGCGTCGGGCACGGGCTCGGGTTTGCCCTCGGGCGATTCGCACGTCACGACCGAGGGTGATTCCTCGTCCTCGCTCCGGGTTTCGTGCTCGGGCAGGGACAGGAGCCAATCGCCGATCCGGGCATGGTCCATGGCGCCCATCGAACCCACGAGGACCTGGGCCTCCTGCCCGCAGCCGGCCTGGCCCCACTCTGGGACCGGGACGACCACTGTCTTTTTGTCTTTCGCGGCGAGGATCGCCGCTGCGTTCAAAAGCATCAAAACTCCTTTCATCCAGGATCTTCGCTGAAGGCGAAGGATTCGTCCTATGCGTCCTATTCGTCCTATCCATGGGACCGATAGGACCTATGGGACGAATGGGTCACCCGCTTCGCGGGTGCGGGTTGCATCACGTTGCGGCCGCCGGCGTGTAGGTCAGCGTGCCGGAGAGCTGGAAGGTCACACTGAATTGCGCGTGACCGCCCTCCGCCGCACCGCCCGGCGTCTCCAGGCTCGTAATCAGGGCAGAAATGCTCTTCTTCGCGCCGTTCTTGTAGGTCAACAGGAGCGTCGCCTTCGTGCCCGCGTCGAAGTCGGCCTGCAGATTGGCGAACGTGCCGCCCACCTCCCCTTCGAACACGCATTGCAGCGTGACCTGGCCCCGCTCAATCCCACTGGTCAGGTACTCCGCCGATTCATCGACGGAGTCACACGTGAAGATCTTGATCGTCGCGCGGCTCTGCGTCGCCTTGCCGACATCCTCGATCTCCCCGATCGAGTACCCGTTGAAGGTTGCGCTCGTGCCCCAGATTTTCATTGCCTTGGTCATACCTGGCTGCTCCTTTCGGGCGGATTCGCCGCCCTCGTACGGGCGGGTCTCAAACCCGCCCCTGAATCATTCGTTGTAGCTGATCGTGACTTCCACGTATTTCCCGTACCGGGTCAGACCCTCGGCCTGGTCACTGAGCGACTGGATATCCCCGCGCCCGATCACCTGCGCTGCCTGGATCGTCACGCCGCCGAATACACCGGAGAGATTGGCCTTGAACAGGGAAATCACGGCGTCCCGCAGCTCCACGGCCCCGGTGTGAGTCGCCGACCAGCAGGTGAACTGAAACCGGCCGTCCACCAGGCCCAGGGCCCCGTCCGTCGTCATGCCGTCCGACCCACTGATCTCCTGGTACACCACGGCCGGCATGGCCGCCCCCTGCGGCAGGAAGAGGGGGAACAGGCGATTCCCGATAACGCCCGTGATGGCAGCGTCCGTCGTCACGATGGTCGTGATGGCCTTCTCGATGCTCATGTCCCACCCGCCCCCAGACGCCCTTTGATCACCTCACGGAGGATGCCCGCTCGCATCTTGTCCGTCAGGACTCGAATCCGCTCGTCGACAGTGGCCTCCGCCGCCCGTCGGAGAAAGGGAATGGCGGACACGTACGTATTGCCGGCCATGTGACCATACTCGATCGCGGCCGGAATGTACGTCTCGCGGCCCGCCTTGCTCTTATGCACGAATTCGGGGACATCGCGCCGCATCTGGACGTGCAGCGAGTAGGTTCCAGGTCGCTGCTTTTTCGCGGCGGCAATCACGATGTTCTTCGCCAGCAGCTCGCTCATATCGACGCCGTCCGAATCGTGTTCCGATCCGAGGCCTCTGGCGGCAGACCGGGCTGCCGTCTGCATGGGCTTCTGGGCGGCCCGGATCGCCTGGCGAACCACGGTCTTCTGGACCCGAAGACCGAGCGTGGCGAGATTGGCGGCCAACTGCTCGCCGCCCTGGATACTGAAGGTGATTCTCATACGCCTGCCCCCACCACTTCCGTGCACTGCATCCGGATCTCCACGTGCGCCTCGTCCACGTCGCGGACGTCCTTGACGTCGAAGACCCGCTGGCCCAGCACAATCCGATGGTCCGGCCGGACCCCAGCGCGATAGCGGATCGTCACCTCATGCGTCAGTGTCGCCGCAACCTGCTGCGAGGCGATCCGCTCCCCGCCGGAGAGCGTCCGGAACGCCGCCCAGACCGTGGCGTAGGGCATGTACACCCGCAGGTCCTCGCCCGTGGTTCCCCGCTGCGGCGGATCGCAGGGGGCCTCCAGCGTGATCCGCCTCTTGAATTGTCCCGCCGGCGTCCATTTCATAGCGGCACCATCCTGCGCATGCCGAGCAGCTCCCGCTCGGCCCGGCCCTCCGGGGCCTCCTCGTCGCCGCGGTGCATCCACATCCGCGTCAGACGCAGCAGGATGGCGTTGGCGTACAGGCTCGGCAGGGCGTCGATGGTGTGCACACCCGTGCCGGCGTCCGCCAGGGTGATCGCAGCGCCCCCTTCCGTCGCGGCCAGCGTTACGGCAGTCCCGGATACCGATGCAACGTAGTAGGTCACACCGGCCGACAGACCCGCCGGCAGGGCCCCGCCGATATTGTAGACCTGGACCGGATCGCCGATCTCGTGCCGGTGGCCGGGCACGAGCAGCGTGTCGCCCGACCGGGTGCATACTTTCGCATGGCCGGCGATGAATGTCACCGTTACATCGTGGTGATGGCCCCGCAGGTCCGAGGGCCACTCCTGGTCGTAGGCCAGCAGGACCTTGCCCGGCTCGCTCTGCGTGTCCACATCGTAGATCGTGGAGGCCACGGTCTGCGTGACGCCGGCCGTATCGACGTAGGTGATCGAGGAGATCGAGAGCAGGGGCGGGCGGGGCATCTGCATCAGGACGGGAAAGACGTCCAGACGTCCCGTGAACGTCTGCCAGAGAAAGGCACGACCCGCGTACTCCTCGCACCATATCCTCGCGGACTGCAGGTAGCTGCGGATCAGCGCATCGCTGTCGCCGTCGTCCACCCGCAGGTGCCGCTTCGCCTGCTCCAGGCTCACCGGCTCGTGCGCCGGGGCCGTCGTGATCTGATAGTCCATCTCACACCCCGGTCAATACCTTCAGGATCCAGCCGCCCAGCAGCGACCCGCCCGTCGTCACGCAGAGAAAGACCGCCGCGACCCCGGCCAGGAACCACCGGGACTCCAGCAGCTTGCGGCCGTGCGGACACGTCGCCTGGTGATGCTCGATCATCAATTCGACCGCCTTTCGCTGGGACTCGGCCATTTTTTCCAGTGCCTCGCTCTGGGATTCGGCGAACCGCTCCCCAATCTCGAAGGCCAGCAATTTGATCGTGTCACGGTCTTGTTCCGTCAGCGGCATTCCATCACTCCTTCGTTTCCCGACACGGCGTCGATCAATCCCTGTGTGCCATGCGATCCATCAATCCTCGCCCCAGATGGCGATCTGGTACGTGATCGTGTTGGACGTCGTGCCGCCGTGGGCGATCTTGATCTCATCGTTCGTCGTGACATCGATCCCGGCCGCGGCCGGGGCCTCGATCAGGAAGACGCTGGGTTTGTTCGTCGCCGAGGCCGCCGGCAGGACGAGGACGTCCGTCGTGGCGCCGAAGAGGCCTACTGCGTTGGCCGCCGCCCCGCCGATCTTGATTGCATCCGTGGTCGAGAAGTTCAGGACGCAGATCCCTTTGACCTTGTCGAAGGTCACCGCGCCGAACCCGCCCGCCAGGGTTCCCCCGTGCAGATCGAGCGACTCCGTGGCCCCATCGGTCAGCGTCCGCTGATCGTGCCAGAGCAGGTCACCCTGGTCGGCGCCCGTGCCGCTGGTGATCGCCCGCGTTTTGAGAATGCTCAGCGAATCGCTCGGCGTGGACAGATCCAGCGCGTTCGTCTGGGTCAGCCTGACATTCACGCTGACGCTTCCCGACAATGCCAATGCACACATGACGTGACTCCTTTCAGATGGCCGCTCCAGCGCGAAGCGGCGCTTCGGCAGGATCGCGGCGATTGCCTTTGCAATGATCCGGCACGCGGCCGGCGTTGAGGTCCCTCAAGTACACGTGCACGGGCCGCCAGTCGTCCTGGACCGGGCCCGGGAACGTGCACACTAATTGCAGATGCCCGATACTCACGTCGTTCGCCTGGAAGAGCGTTCGGCCCGCCAGCTCCCATTTGTGCCAGAAGGCGATGTCGGCGTCGCGGCGGCCCTCCCGCCAGGAGCCGGAGGGGTCGGGCTCATCGCGCAGCCAGGGCTTGGGCACTTTGGCGAAGGCCGCGGCCCGAAAGAGAGTCAGACCGAAGTGGGCCGTATGGATCCGCGTCAGCGGCGTGCGGAACAGGGCCCGGGGCAGCTCGCGGATGGGCTGGCCGCTCTCATCGTGAAGACCCAGCAGGGGATAGCGGCCCTCCCGCTCGCACTGTACGGAGCAGATCGCGTCGGCCTCGGGGTGCGCTATCATCAGCTCCACCAGCCGCAGCACGTGATCCGGCAGAAACCAGGTGTCATAGTCGATGGCCAGAATGAACTCGTTGCCCTCGGCAATCCGGTCCTCGAACTGCCGGGTGAGGGCATGATGCCAGAACACACCCTGGCCGGCGTGGCAGCGGATGCCGAGCTGGCCGATCGTGCGGTAGATGCAGGCGGCGTTCTCCGTGAAGGTTAGGCGGGGAACCGACATGATCGCGGCGATCTTCACCGCCTGCATTTCTGATTGCGACTGTCGGATGTCGGGTTTGCCGGCGGTGCGGGGCTTGGTCCCCATCAGGTTCAGACTGATCGGCAGGCTGGCGCAGTCGGCAATCTCGGAGGTCCACGGCCCGATCTGCTCCAAACCGGCAGCGCCCATCATGGCCCGCATACCGGGCTCATCGAACAGGGCCTTGTGATAATCATACTCGTCCGTCTGGCCGCCGCAGACATAGCCCTCGATCGGTAATTCCCGCTTAGCGAGGTACTCGCGGGCGATCTTTTCGAAATCCGGGACCGCGATCTTCAGGACGCCGCCCGGCTTGAGTTTGGAGACCCAGTGTTTGAGAATCGCCTGCGTCTGACCGTGCGCGAAATGCTCGAGCACGTGCGAGGCTCGGATCTCATCGGCGATACCGGGAGCTTTGAGAGAGCAGGTGTCACACGGCATCGGTTCCTTCGTGTCGATGGGGAAGAGACTGTCCCCGTACTTCGCGTCCAGGTTGATGTAGCCATCGAGCGGCTTGTCGCCGCTTCCGAGATTCAGTTTGATCGGTTTTTCAGTCATCGTTCTATTCCCGTTCATCATGGGGCGAGCGTCAGTCGCCCGGGCCATTTTCTCTTATGACGCCCGTGTGAAGCCCTCGGCGTAGATGCAGACCGTCCCGGCGTCACTGGCGTCGAAGACCAGGGCCTTGTTCGCCGTCATCTGGATCGGCCGCTCGCGGCAGTCGAGCACGTATGTGCCCGCCGCTCCGCCCAACGGACCGATCAGGACCGCCGCGACGGCGCCGCCTGCGCCCTCGCCCTCGCCGATCGTCACGTCAATGGCGGCTCCGATGTAGATGATCAGCCGCTCGATAACGAGGGCATACGCGGCCCCGGGGGCTGCGACAATCTCCTCACAGCCCGAGGCGTTGGCGCTGGAGGCGTTGATCTGCCAGGGCGTGATGCCGCCCAGACAGGCGCTGCGAGGGGCCGTCACATTCACGTTGTTCGTCGTCACTGCCATCGGTCGTCTCCTGATGGGCAGGTTTCAAACCTGCCCCCTACGATTGGGTTTTCGGCGTTGCGTCGGCCGTCTCGGCCACCGGATTCGCGTCCGCCGTCTCGGCCTTTGGGCCTCTGCCGGATTTGGCCCGGGGCCGCGACGGCTCCTGCCTAGTGATTTCCGTGCCGTAGCCCTTGCGGACCATGCTGTCGACCGTGAAATCCTGCTCCTCCACGATCTCGCCCGCCGGGTGGCCGTCCCACAGTCGCGTGAGACAAATTCGTTTCGTTGCCATATTCATTCTCCTGCAAGGCGACGCGTGACGCGTGCATCGCCCCTACGAGTTCATTTCCATGCGTTCGCGGGTTTACCCCTGTCGTGGAAGTCGCCCGGCACCTGATAGATGGGTTGGAGGTTCTCGTCCGGAAACTTCATCACGAGTTCCAAATGGCCCAGTACCACCCGATTGGCCGACAGGACTTTCAGACCAGCGGTCTCGACCTTCTTCCAGAAATAGATATCCGCGTCGATTCGGCCCGGGCCCCACTGACCGTCGCAGTTGGGTTGATCCCAATACCAGGGATGCGGGACTTTCAACAGGTCGGCGACGCGAATCGCCGTCAGGCCGAAATGGCCCGTGGCGATCGGAGAGGTCTCTTGCTCCTTCAATTCCGCCAGGGGGACATTGGCCCGCGGCTGGCCGGAGCGCGTCCTCATGCTCATGAGCAGGGGCAACCCGCTGCGGCCGTACTGGATAGGGACAATGGCAGAAGCCTCGGGATGCGCGTGCATCAGCCTCAAGACCTCCTGGACATCGGCCTTGGCGAATCCTGTGTCGTAGTCGATCGCGAGAACCACATCGACCCCCGCGTCGATCATCTGCTGGAGGCCCCGCTCCAGACACTGACCCCAGAAGGCACCCTGGACATTGATCAGCGGAATGCCCAGCGGCCACAGGGCCGAACTGGCGCAGCTCATGTTGTCCATGAAGCCCAGCCGCGGCACGCTCATCACCGCCGCAACCTTCATTCGCGCCGGATCGACCTGTGCCTCGACCTCGGGCGGATGGCAGGCAGGCTCTTTGGCCGGGTCCTTGGTTCCCGATGCGAATCCGCGGCATTGAGAGAGATCCTTGGGAGTCTCCGTCAGCGGCCAGCACTCGATGTCCTTGAAGCCGACCGACATCATCATTCCGGCCAGACACTGGAGCGTCGGGGCCCACCAGTTGGACTCGTTGCCCCCGTACTGGTTGCCGGGATAGAACTCCATCACCGCCTCGTTCTGGTTGAAGCCCTTGCCGATCCCGCCGCGGTAGGGGGAGTACTCATCGAGCGAGGCGGTTTCGACGTAGATCGAGCCGTCGCAGATCGAGGCGATCTTCTCCAGGGCCAGCAGCGGGTGCTTCAGGTGGTAAATGGTGCCGAAGAAGAAGACCACGTCGAACCTTCCGCCTGCGGCGGGGTCAAGTGTGTAGACGGACTTTTCAACTCTCTGCACGCGTTGACCAGCGGCATTTTCCCATCCTACCAGCTCGCCTGTCCCTTCCACGGCCACCACGGGTCGTGTGAAGCCGAAGGCCTCGCGGCAGAGGTCGAAGGTCTCCCATCGTCTGCTGCGGTCGACGTTCGCACCCAGACCGTCGCTGAAATCGTCGATCGCGACAACTTCTCTGGCGCCCCGACGAAGGGCCTCCCAGGTCCAGTAGCCGTCCCATGCCCCGATGTCGAGCACGCGTTTGCCTGTGAGATCCTGTGGGATCGAGTACCGCTCGGCGTCGATCGGGGCCCAGCCCGGCGTCACAACGCCGCCCGGCAGCTCGATCTTGTGATACCAGTACGGTATCGCGTCGACCCGCCTTCGCAATTCGGCAGATGGCATCATGGCTTCCTGTGTGCGTTCCAGTTTATTCATCGTCTTACTCCCGTTCATCTTCAATTCATCACTTAACCATCATCCATCATCGATGGAAGAGGCTTCATCCGACCGGGCCCGAGGGGGCACCGGCCGGATGAACGGTTTTCTTCCTGTCAGCCGCTGACGACCGATCGGGCTCCGTCGGCGGAGGTGGCCACCGTCCCCATCGCGGGGTCCGTGTGGGCCTTGAACAGCAGTGCGTTCGCCGAGACGCCCACGGTCTGGAGCGTCGGGGAGAAGTACAGCGCTACGAAGCGCTTACGTCCCCGCAGATCGACGTTGAAGCGGTACACGTTCTGCTTGCTCGAGCTCAGAGCGGGCAGGACAAAACCCGCCGACGTGCTGGCCGCAGCGGCCGCCACAAACTGCGTGATGGGCGTATTGCCCACCGTCGTGTAGGCCGTAATGCTGGATGGCGCCGTGACTGTATCGTTGTCGGCCAGTGCCAGGGCGGCCACCGCCGTCTGGGCGGCGGCGCCGGTCCCGGCAACCAGGTCGATCGCCAGGAAATCGAAACCGGCGGTGTCGACGACGCCGATCACCGTGCCGGCCGAGGTCATCGTCAGTCCCTCGAAGAGGGGGACGGTCTTGAATTCAGGATTCATGTCTGATCTCCTTATGGAGGTTCTTGTTTTGTGATTCCGCGCAGGGGCGGCTTTCACACCCGCCCCTGTCTACCGGGCCGATTACGTGCCGCCCATGAAGCCGCAGATCGGGCCGCGGGCAGTCGAGGTCGCCCCGGTGATCGAATGGTGGTTGATCGTGTACCGCTCTGTGAAGCGCACGCCGATCTGGTCCTTCTCGGCGTACCGCTCCAGCAGGCGGAGGACCGTGATCCCCCGGCGAACGCCCATCTTCGAACTCATTCGAAGATTGCCGAAAATGATCATGATCTTGTTGTTGAGCGCGGCGGAGCTGTCGTCCTCCGGCATCGAGGGCCATTCCACGATGGGGTAGCCGTTGTAGGACTTCGGGGCCTCGCCTGCCAGGATCTGCTGATTGTTGCCGTTGGCCGCCCGCAACAGTCGAGCGAACACCGCCACGGCGGCGTAGGGCGAGCAATGCCACGCCGCACCGCGGCGAGCCTGGACAGGCTTGATGACCGCCTGGATCGACAACAGATGGGCGTCCGTGATTTCCGACCAATTGTCGTTGCCGGTGCTTCCGTCGACATAACTGCCGGTGTGATTGCCGTCGATCATCATGGTGCGAATGCCCACGATCCCGTGGTAGGTGCCCGTGCCGTCGCCGTCGATGCAGGCGTTGTCCTCCGCCGTGGCAAAGGCCAGGGCTGCGTCCTGGGCGAGATCATCCGCGAGGTTGATCAGACTATCCTCGCTGAGTTCGGTGCTGATCCGGGTGAGGACGCCCCATTTGCGGGCCGTCAACTCCACGTTGCCCCAGGTCTGGTCGGACTCCGTGATATCGGTGCCCTCGCCGACCGGGTAGGCAGTCAGTCCGCCGCTCTTCTTCGGCTCGTTGCTGTGGTCACTGCCCATCGGGCTCACCCGCAACTGCTGGCGCGCCACGCCGTACTGTTCGCGGAGGTCGATGATCGTCTGCTCGAACTCGTCCGGCACGATGAAGCCCCCGGCCGTATTGATGCTCTCGCTCATGGCGCGGCTGTCACGCTCCATATCCTGCCGCATCTCGATCCCGTGTTCGCGGCACCACTGCCGCGACGGGGCGTGATCGAAGAGGGTGGCCGCGAGGAACCGGCCGCTGCGGTAGGCGTTGATCTCCGCCTTGGGGCCCTTGAAGGCCCGCAGGTTGCCGAAGCGATAGAGACGTGGCCCGGCCGAGCTCACTTCGATCCGGGTGCCGTCGGCGAGTTCCGGGGCGACTTTTCGTTCCTGGGGCTTGGCCATGCGGGCCTCGGCGGCCTCGAGACGCTCCTGCCGCTCGGCCTCGCGTTCGAGCCGCTCGGACTCCTTCATGTGCTTGTCGAACTCGTTGGCCTCGGCCTCGTCCATGCCGCGGCCCTCGGCCTCGCACTTGTCCTTGATCTCGCGGGCGGCCTCGATCTCCTGGGCGACCCGCTCTCTCAGTTGCAACACCGTCATGAGTTTTCTCCTTTGGCCACATTCGCAGCCTGGTTTTCTTGCGTTTTTTGTACTTCACGCGCCCGGAGACTCGGCCCGGGCCTTTCCCATCAGGCTTCGGCCTGCTTGAGTTTCTTCAATACCTCGTCGTTGCGATCCTTCCGCCTCTGGAGCGACCGCCAGCTTCTCGCGATCGCACGCTGCCGCTCGGGAGGGACGGATGGTGACTCGTGGCCCGTGGCCCGTGGCTCGTCGGCCGCTGCGGTCGGCGTTTGCGACAATTGTTCTCTGGTTTCTGCCGGTTTCTGGGCCTTTTTCGCCGCTTCCAGCGATCGGGCGGCTACGCTCGTGTCCGGATAGGCCGGATAGGTCACGGGCCCCACGTCGAAGAGCCGGACCTTCTTGAGCGTTCGAAAAGGACTGTCCTCGTCGGAATAATCCCACGCATCGGCGAGAGTCTGGAACGCGAAGGAGCAGCCGCTGACGTCGCCGCGTTCGACGCTGGTCAGCGTGTCGCGGCCCACCTGCGTATCCGGAACGTCGATCTCGAACCACAGGCCCTTGGAATCCTCCTTGAGCCGCAGCGTTTTGGCCTTGTTGCGGCCCAGGATCAGGTTCGAATCGTGGTTGAACAAGCCCCGGATGTCGTCGTCCTCGATCGTGTCGGAAAAGCAACCCGGCTCGATCTGCTCGCGGAACCAGCCGATGTCGGTGACCGAGTTGAACACCGCGGCGTAGCCAACGAGCTTCTTGGCCTTGCCCTCGCCCTCGACGCGGATCTCGACGGGAAACGCAAGATGACGCTGCTCGATGTCGGGAATCTGTGTCTTTTCGGCCTCTTTAGCCATTATGGCCTCCCATTCTTTGCATGATGTCCTCAGCGATCGCCTCGGCGTAGTCATCCCCCAGCGGCATATCCTCGACAAACCATTCGGCCGTCACGGCCGAGAGGACCTCGGCGACTTCGGCGGCCCGATGCGATCGCGTCTCTGCGTAGGCTGTTACGGCGCCGGTCAGTACCTCGCAGGCCCACTGGCGATGCCGCTGCCACCAGGCCTCGCCGCAGGCCCTGTCCCGCGTCGCTCGGATCTGCTTTGTCACGATCCTCCGGCACTGGGCGACCAGAAGCCCCCGATGTGCCGCCCGCGACGGATCGTCAGCCGGGTCAACGGGGTCAATCGGGTCAACCGGGTCCTTCACCGGCGGCTCCTCTTTCGCCGGAGGCGTCAGCGTCCCGGCCGGAACCATGTTCAGCGGATCGAGGTACATGTCGCCGGCGGGGCCGATGGGATTGAGATTTTCTTTGGCGCGGATGTCATTGATCGAGAGGTAACCCCACTGGCGGCCGCTGGCATAAAAGGCCGTCCGGGCCTCCGTATTGCCCCGCAGGGCGGCATCGGCCAAAATCTCGCAGAACATGCGGCCCCGCTCGGCAGGCATGAACAGCTTGTAGTTGACCTCCTGCTCCCACTTGCGGAACCAGTAGAGCATCGTCGTGCAGACGAAATCGATCTGGAGCTGCTCGACGTTGTTGTATTTCGAAAACTCCATCGAGCTGAGCTTGTGCGGCGGGATCTGGAAGATCCGCGAACAGTCGTCGACCGTCCACTTCATCACCTCCAGGGCCTGGGCCTTGTCGGGCTCGATCCCGATCTTGTTCCACTTGGTTCCCTCTTCCAGGATCTGCATGCGGTGGGCGTTGGACAGGCCCGTGTGACGCTCATTCCACGATTCTTTCAGCCGCTTGAACGCCGCATCGCTCATCACGACGGGACATTCGAGCACGCCGCCGGGGTTCGCGTCGTTCTGGAAAAAGCGAGCCCCGAACTCCTTGACCGCGATCCCGTAGCCGATCGCGTCCTTGTGGTAGGTCACGACGTCGTAGCCCGTGTAGCCGTCGAAGCCAAGGCCCTTGATGTGCAGGACGTCCCGATCGGGCAAAAGGACTGTCTCGCCGCTGTCGCTGATCCGCACCTCGTAGTGCAGCGTGCCGTCGGCGGCGGCCTTTCGGCTCGTGCGGTTGGGCAGCAGGGGCCAGAGGGCCACCGGCCGGCCGGCGCCGTCCCGCTGGATCTCGGCGTAGCCGTTGCCGTAGCACAGCACGTGCGCCATCCGGCTCTCCAGGAACGTCACGGCATCCATGTACTCGTTGGGCCGCTCGTGCAGAAGCGTATAGACCCTGTGGTTTGGCTGGGGCTTCTTGCCGCCGCTATCGAGCCGCTCGTACGTCTTGAAGGGCAGCGATCCCAAAGTCCCCGAGATGATCCTCACCGCAGCCCAGAAGGGCGTGTAGTGCAGGGCCGACTGGTGACCCACCTTGACCCCGGATGTTGATTCACCGCCTCCGAAATAGTCGATGAACCACTGCGGCGGGTTCTTGAGATTGAACCGCTTCTCGATCCAGCCGGAGATTCTGTCACGCAGTCGGCTCATATCTCTCGGACCCCCCGCGTTTCGTACACGCTCTGCTTCGGCGCCGCCGTGGTCATCGCGATGCCGATCATCATCGTCGCCGCGGTGATCCCGTCGATCTTCTCCGGGCTCTTATCCTTGGAGGGTTTGATGAGCCCACCCCGCGTCTCCGCCGCGACGTTGCTGGCCATCCACCGCAGGACCGGATCGCCGTCGTGGTGCAGCCGGCCCAGCATCAGGAGTTGCATCAGCTCGCGGAACGGAGCCGCCATCGAGAGGATGCCCTGGCGGAAGGCCACGATCCGCGTCTCGCCGAAGATCCGCTGAAGGTCCTGCGTGATCTGCATGCCCTGGAAGCCCTGGTCGATGGCCATACTCACGACGCCGTATGGCTTCGTCAAACGGGCGATGTCCGCCCCGACCTGGTCGTAATCCACCACATTGCCCGGCGTGCGGAGGATGTGACCCTGGCGGGTCCACGCGCCGATCTGGGCCTCCATGCGCGGGTCCCGCGTCGGCGGCTTTTCCGGGAGCCAGCAGAAGTGCCGCAGCCAGTAATCCCGCCGCGTGAACGCGATCTGCCTCTTTTCCCCCTTGAGATCCTCCACCTCCAGTGTCACGGGCTCGCCCGTCTCGCCCGGGAACCCGATCACAAGCGAGACGAAGTCCCGCAGGGCCCCGATGTCCAGCGCCGCCCAACATGGGCGTCCGGCGAACATCGACCAGTCGATGTCGCTCCGGCAGGCGTCCCAGGTCTCCATCGCAATCACCCGCTGGTCCTGCTGGGTTCGGATGTTCAGATGGAGCCGCTTGAACTCGTTTTCCTTGGAGATGTCCTCTTTCGCCCGCTTGTACAGCGTCGCCAACTCCTCGCGGCTGACACTGACGCCCATGTTCGGGTTCGCCTTGTACCAGCTATCCGCCCGATTCCAATCGTCCTCGACGGGCCGGCCCTGCGCGTCCTTGTGCATCGCCTCATAGATCACCGGCAGATAGGTCGAATCGCTCACGATCCCGTCGCGGACCTTGCACGCGTAGTTGTATTCATCGTTGCACACGCTCGGCCTGTCGTAGTCGGCGGTGGTCAGCATCAGCAGCAACGGCTGGAGCCGGTTCATGCTCACCATGGCACTCGTCAGGGCGTTGTAGAGCTTTGGATTCGGCTGGGCGTGCAGCTCGTCGATCGCCTGAAAGTGTGGATTGTCACCGTGGGCCACGTTCTCATCGGCCGGGATGACCTTGGTCACGCTGTTGTCGGGCTTCGTGATGCATCGCGTCGTGGCGAATTGCTGGCAGCGCTTGGCCATCTCCGGCTCGGCGTTGATCATCCCGACGATATGCCTGTAGAGCTTCGACGCCTGGTCTCGGCTCGCGGCGGCGATGTTGTTGATCTGGCCCGCCTCGCCGTCGAGGAAGAAGATCGCGTTGTGGATCGAGGCGGTCAGCGGCGTCTTGCCGTTCTTGCGAGGGACATAGATCAGGCAGCGGCGGTAACGGCGGGTCGTGCGGCCGAGAGCGTCCTTTCGCATCCAGCCGAAGAGGTTCGCCACGATGGCCTTCTCCCATCGCTCCAGGAGGAAGGGTTGACCCGCCAGGGGGCCCTCGATGTGCGTGCAGCAGGTCTCGATGAACGAAATGTAATACTCCGCCGTGTCCGCGTCGAACCAGCAGCCCTCGGCGTCGCGGAAGGGGTCATAGCCCGGGATGTCACACAGGATGGACCGCCACCGCTTCGGCGCCAGCGTCCGCCTGCGATTGACCGTCTTGCCCCGTGTTTTCGTGGCTACTACCATGAACTCTCAAAAACATCTGCGGGCGCAAAAGAAAACGGCCGTACTGAGGGTACTGGCCCCAGTACGGCCGTTGTGTCTTTCACCTTGCGTCGAGTCACCGAGGGATCAACCCGGCAACCCGAACCCGCTATTCATTTGTCAGTTTGGTGACAGTGTATTCAGACCCACGAACCTTCCGCCGATCAAACGCGTTCTCACAACGAACCCAGGCGGCTCTCTGACGGGGCGCCACATGTTCCTTTTTGCTGAAACATACCTACCCAGGAGATCCGTCTTTCTGCTAACAATACCAAGTATCACGATCTGATCCGCTGCTGCTGCTGCTGATGATGATGCTGATGCTGATGCTGGCGTACAACGAGGTCCTGGCACCATCATGAAACGCTTGTTTGGCACGACAGTAACAGCGAAAGTCTTTTCACGAACTGTGTCTGGAGAGTCGACAGAATATAGAAGCTGAATTCGCTCGTATCCGTGCGTATCGATACATATGCGGTTGCCTTGCTGGTGCATCAGCCCGCCCCCCCGAAGAACTTCTTTTTTCCGTCCTCGATCGTCGGCTTCTCGACCGACCGCACGCCGGAGAGGTCTGCCGGCGTCAGGCCGAAGCAGGTCGCCGCCTTGTAGATCTGCTCCCACATCTGTTTGCGAATCGCCACCCACGGACTTTGCACGGCGTTGCCCTTGTCGGTTTCGGTCACCATGCCATCCTCGTCGTCGCATTTCTGGCACGCGAGGACGAACCGGCCATAGGAGTCACAGAGACATTCGAACGGCTCGCGGTAACTGTCGACGAGCAACCCCTGTTCGTGCAGCATCGGAGCAAGCCGGTCCCAAGTCCTTTTTGCAACTTGTCTTACGACCTCACCATCATCGGTTTTTGCGTGCGTAATGAAGCGTTTGGGGCACGCAGGGCGTTTCTGGTCGACCTTCGGATCGGGACCTCTCTGTTTGCCCCTCCAGGACTGCCGCAGTTTTAGAATCGGTGTCGGCGTTGGTTTGGGTCCGCGCTTGCCCATCACGAAGCCCCCCCCCCGGAACCACCGCTACAATCCGGCCCCTGGTCGAGCCGAGCCGGGTCCGAGCTATTCTCAAAACCCGTGAAAAAAAACACACGGC